TGCTGGTATGCCGTTCGCACGAAGGCCACGGGCCATTGGAACGGCGACCGCAAGCAATCCACCCTCTGGAAGATCGACAAGCCCCAGAAGTCCGAGACGGGCCACAGCACGCAAAAGCCGGTCGAGTGCATGCTCCGCCCCATCCAGAACAACTCCAGCCCAGGACAGGCGGTGTACGAACCGTTCTCGGGATCAGGAACCACGATTGCTGCAGCCGAACTATCCGGGCGCTGCTGTCACGCTATCGAACTTAATCCGCAATATGTCGATGTCGCGGTTGAGCGCTGGCAGAACCTATCTGGCCAAGATGCCATCCACGCCGATACCGGCAAGACCTTCGCCGCAATGAAGGCTGAACGGTTGGCCAATTCAGACACGCCACCCGCTAAGGAGATCGTGGAGCCGAAGGCTGAGAAGCCCCAGCGGACCACATCGAAGCCGGGCGACGGCAAGCTAACGGAGACAAAGAACCATGGCGCCAAAAACAAGCGCCAAACCCCAAACGAAGCCAAGCCAAAAGCGTAAGACTGGCGCTGGAGCCCCGAAAGGCAACAAGAACGCAGTCGGCAACAAAGGCGGTCGCCCCTACAAACTCGTATCCAATGAAAAAACGCTCGAAACGCTTTCCGGGTTGGCCAAAATCCAATGCACCACAAAGGAAGCTGGCGCCGTTTTTAACGTTGACGAGAAAACATTCATTGAGTTTCTCCAGCGAGATGAAAAGGCTAGGAGTGTTTGGGAGTTTGGTAAAGAGAACGGTAAATCGAGCCTTCGCCGTGCGCAGTTGAAGGCTGCGCTTGAGGGCAACACGACCATGATGGTGTGGATGGGAAAGCAACTACTAGGCCAAAAGGATAGGCTAGATGTTGGTGGCGACCCGGATAGTCCGATAAAGAATGAAATATCCTTTAAAATCGAATTTGTGAAGAGCAAAGAGTGCATGGATGCTGGCGATTAATTCCAACAATGCTAGTTGCGGAAGGTTATCGTTCATGCAAACATAGTGTCGCAATCTAGGAAGTGGCGCTATGAAATACAAATTGAAAAAGCTTCGCGGTCTTGTCGACTTAACTGGTCGGAGGTTTGGCCGACTCGTTGTCACGTCCCTCGTTGAAAGGGATTGTAGCGGTCAGAATGACCACCTTTGGATGTTTCAATGCGACTGCGGAAAAGAAAAGGTAATACGCATCAAAAACGTTAAGTCAGGCAACACCCAATCGTGCGGATGTATCGCGCGGGAGGTGTTGATGAACCGAAGCATTACCCACGGCTTAACCATATCCCATCCAAGAGAATACCGCGCATGGAAGGAGATGAGATTGCGTTGCTCAAATGAGCACGATGTCGATTGGAAAGACTATGGCGGAAGGGGTATTTCGGTTTGCGATCGGTGGCAGCATGGAGATGGGAAGATGTCTGCGCCGGAGTGTTTTGTTTTGGACATGGGCAGGAGACCTCCGCGCACAAGCCTTGATCGCATTGATGTTAACGGGAATTACGAGCCTGAAAATTGCCGATGGGCTGATGCCAAGCAGCAGGCGTCTAACAAGCGGACAAACGTTTTTATCGATTTTCGCGGCGAGACCCACACTATCACCGAGTGGTGCCGACGCTTATGCGTTGAACGAACCAGAGTGCAGTATCGCATGAAGGTGGGAATGTCTTTCGAGGAGGCGATAATTGAAACGGATCTGCGAAAAACGAATACAAATCGCAGACGGCTTCTCGTTCCTGTTTGAAAATAAGGCAAGATATCGTGCAGCATACGGGGGGCGCGGCAGTGGAAAATCCCATTCTTTTGCATCTGCCCTTGTTTTGATTGGGGCAACGCGCCCTATACGCGTCCTGTGTTGCCGAGAGATTCAGAAGTCAATCGCGGATTCTGTCAAAAAGCTACTTGATGACTGCATCTCCGCGTTTGGCCTTGGGCCAGTCTACCGCTCCACGCAAACGAGCATCACCACACCAGCCGGGACGGAATTCATCTTCGCCGGGCTGCGGACGAACGCCGACTCCATCAAGTCCATGGAGGGCATTGACATTGCGTGGGTGGAGGAAGCGAACACCGTCTCACAGCGCTCGATGGATTTGCTCATTCCGACCGTGCGCAAGCCGGGGTCTGAGTTGTGGTTCACCTGGAACCCTCGCGACGCGAAAGACCCGGTTGACGCGATGTTTCGCGGCGGCGAACCGCCGCCGAACTCGATTGTCCGCAAGGTCAACTTCACGGACAACCCATGGTTTCCCGACGTGCTCCGGGAAGACATGGAGTGGGACAAGCGGCGCGATCCTGACAAGTACGCCCATGTCTGGCTTGGGGAGTACCGACGCAACTCCGAAGCGCGGGTGTTCAAGAACTGGCGCATTGGCGTTCTGGAGGTTCCCGAAGATGCGCGGCCGTACTATGGGGCGGACTGGGGCTTTGCAACTGACCCGTCTGTGCTGGTGCGGTCTTACCTGCTTGACGAGCGCACGCTGTACATAGACCGGGAAGCCTACGCGGTGGGGTGCGAGATCGATCACACGCCAGCGCTGTTCGCGGGCGATGATACCGCCACGCCGCCACGGTGGGCAAACCCGAAGCGGTGGTCTGGAGTTCCGGGCGCCGCCAAGTGGCCCATAACTGCGGATAGCGCCCGCCCCGAGACGATTTCGTACATGGCAAAGCGCGGGTTCAGGATTACGGGCGCCCGCAAAGGTCCTGGCTCAGTTGAGGAGGGCGTCGCCTTCCTGCAATCGTGTGACATAGTTGTGCATCCTGACTGCAAGCATGTAATTGATGAGCTAACTTTGTACTCTCACAAAGTAGATAAGCTTACCAATGAAGTGCTTCCTGTATTGGAAGACAAGAAAAATCACTGCATAGATGCAATCAGGTATTCACACGAAGGCTCGCGGACCGTTTTCAAGGGCCAAGCTATGTTTGAGCTTGCCCGTCAACGTGCTGAACGGCAACCAACGCGTCAACTAGAGAAGATAATCTAATGCCCCCAAAAGGTGGAACGCGAACGCCGCTGAACGTTTCCTTTCAGCAGTCGTTTAGCCCCGCGTGGGGCGTATTCGGCCCTGGTGAGCCGCTGGTCCCGCCAGACCCACAACCGCCCCGCCGCATTGATTTCCCCGTTGGCGTCAACACGATCCAGACGCCACGGGCTTACGAGAGCTTTGGGTTTCCCGAGCTTCGCGCCTTCGCGAACGTGGAACTGGTGCGGCTCGCCATCGAGACGCGTAAGGATCAGCTTGAGCGCCTCCGCTGGACGGTCAAGCCCATTGAGGGGCGTCGCCTTCGTGCCGATGCGGAAGAGCGGGCGCGCAAGGTAAAGAAGTTTTTGCGCAAGCCGGACGGGACGACGCACTTTTCGGTGTGGTTGCGGCAGTCGCTTGAAGACTTGTTCGTGCTCGATGCACCTGCTTTTGAGTGTCGTCGAAATCGAAATGGCGAACTTATCGCGCTAGATTTAGTTCCTGGCGATACGGTGAAACTCCTTGTTGACCAGAACGGCAGAACACCAATAGCGCCAGCCCCGGCATATCAGCAGATAATCAAGGGACGCGTCTGGGCAAACCTGACAACGCAAGATTTGCTGTACTTGCCTCGCAATCCGCGCGCTGGTAAAATCTACGGGCTTAGCGTTGTTGAGCAGATTATCGTAACGATAAACACGGCGTTACAAAGGCAAGCCTCGCAACTTGCCTACTTTACTGCCGGAAATGTCCCCGCTGGACTTGCGACCGTCCCCGATGGATGGACCGTTGACCAGTTGAAGGCATGGCAAGAGTGGATGGACGACGCGCTATCCGGCAACCTTGCCGAACGGCGCAAAATCCTCTGGGCTCCGGCTGGCTCGAAATATCAGGCGTTCAAAGAAGCCCCGATCAAGGATGACTTCGACGAGTGGGTGGCGCGCATCGTCTGCTTTGCGTTCTCCCTTCCGCCGACGCCTTTCATTCGGCAGATGAACCGGGGGACGGCGACCGACGATAACGAGCGCGCGATGGAGGAGGGGTTAGCCCCTCTGATGGCGTGGGTGAAGCGCCTGGGCGATTACATCATCCAGGACGAATTCGGCTTTGCGGATCTGGAGTTTGCCCACGAGTCCGAGCGCGACGTTGATCCCGAGAAACAGGCGCGCTGCAATGACACCTACCTGAAGACGGGCGCTCTCACCATCAACGAGGTGCGCGACAGCGTTGGACGCGACCCGATTGATGGCGGAGACAAGCCGCTGATCTACACGGCGACGGGCGTCCAGACCCTTGAGCGAGCGCTTGCCGAGCCTGAACCGGCGCAGATCGCGGCGCCCGGCAACGAACCGGCTTCCGAGCCATCCGACGCGGCGCCAGCCACCGACCCAGAGTCCGCGGTAAAGCTCGCGGCCGTGGTCGCCGAGCTATTGCGAACACATCCCGCCCTTGCGGCGAAAAACTGAGGAAAATCATGCGACTATATGGAGAGATTTCCAAAGTCGAGCCGCAGGACGACGGCACGATCAAGGTATACGGCATTGCGTCGAGCCCCGCGCTTGACGCCCATGGCGAGGTGGTGACGAGCGCGGCCATGAAGGCCGCCATCCCGGACTATCTTGCGTTCCCAACCATCCGCGAGATGCACGACGCCACCAAAGCTGCCGGGCGCGCCATTGAAATCGGCGTTGATGACGACGGATCAACCTCCATCGTCGCCCATGTCGTTGACCCCATCGCCATCACCAAGGTGAAGAACAGCGTTTACGCGGGGTTTTCCATCGGCGGGCGCATCAAGAAGCGGAACGCCGATGACCGCACGATCATTGAGGGGCTGGAGTTGGTGGAAATCTCGCTTGTGGATCGCCCAAGTTGCCCGGAAGCCGTGGTGAGCCTCTGGAAGAGCGACACGCCAGCTGAAGGCGACGATCCGGCCGACGAATTGGCCAAGACTGACGCCCCGACCCAAGTCGAGGAACCGGCTGAGACCGCCGAGGAAATCGCCAAGGTCGATCCGGTCGAAGATCTCACCGACGCGCAAAAGGCCGCATCCGAAGCTGACGCCATCATGAAGAGCGTCATGGCCACGCTGGAGCGCCTTGAGAAGGGCGCCGAAGTCGAGACTGCCCCGCGCCCAATCCCGCCCGCTCTTGTGGCTGGCCTGGAGTTGCGCAAAGGCATGTACGATCTGCGCAACCTTGGCTGCATCCTCAGCGATCTGGCCTATGCCATTTTCAACGCCGATTGGGAAACGAGCGACGAAGGCGACGCCTCGCCAGTCCCGGCAAAGCTCCGCACCGCATTCAATGCGCTCGTGGAAGCCTACCGAGCCATGTCGGATGAGGAAATCGCTGAACTGGTCGCGAGCGTCAACGGCACGGAGTTGACGAAAGCGGCGGTGATCAGCCTGGGTGATCTGGCCAAGGTGGAAGGCGAACTCCCCGCAGAGCAGATCGAAGCCCTGACCGGCGCAATCAAGCCGCTGCTGGCCAAGGGCCTCGCCCTCGCCGACCCCGCAGACGATACCGATCGCTTGACGAAGGTCGCGGAGGCTGACGACAGGCTGGCCAAGGCCGAAACCGCTGTCGAGCGCCTGACCACCGAAAACGCCACGCTGCACAAGTCGGTTGGCGACATGACGGCCGGACTTGCGGCCCTTCGCGACCGCGTTGAGAAGCTGGCCACCGAGCCTCTGCCGTCAAAAACGGCGGGGAGTGTGCTGGCCCGCGCGGTGAGCAAGGAAGAGGACGTGGGACGGGCAATCGAGCGTCCGGCTTTCACAGAGGAAGACGTGCAGAAAGTTCTTGCAGCACTTCCGGCAGATGAGAGGGCAATGCTTCTAATTAAAGCTGCCCACAAGACGCCAAGAGCAGCAAACCGCTAACACAACACAGTTTTCACGGCCAGCAAAAGGCCGAACCGCAAGCCGCCCTCGTTTTGAGGCGGCTTTTTTGTTGGCCAAAAGGAAAGCCAAAATGAACGAAAACGATCTTATCATGAGCCTGATCCGTGATTCTCGCTCGAATCCGTCAGAAGACATTGCCACAAAGGTGCTGTCGCTGGCTGGATACGGCGATGATCTGGCGAAGAGCATCACCACTGCTAGCGGACTGGTCGCCTATGACCTCCAGGCCCCGGCGAAGAACCTCTATCCGTTCGTAACCCCCATCCGCAACCGGCTTCCCCGCGTTGAAGGTGGTCGCGGTCTGGCCACCAACTGGCGTCAGGTTTCCGCGCTGACCGGCTCGGGCTTCGACAACAGCCCATGGGTGCCGGAAGGCCAGCGGGCGGGCAAGATGGCATACGCCACCGCGAACAAATCAGCTTCATATGTCACTCTCGGCGAAGAGGACGACATCACATTTGAAGCCGATCACGCCGGGCGCACCTTCGAAGATCTCCGCGCGTCGATGACCTTCCGCCTGCTCCAGAAAGCGATGCTGAAGGAAGAGGCTGGCATCATCTGGGGCAATAACAGCCTGTCCGTCAGCGCTCCCGCTACACCGACGCTCTCGGCGTCCGGGTCCGGCGCAACTCTGCCAGCCGCCACATACTCGGTTATCGCTGTCGCCCTGACCGGCGAAGGCTATTTCAACTCCAGCCTCGTCAATGGCGTCGCCACCAGCGCGACCGTGACTGGCGCCGATGGCCAGACTTTCACGCTCAATGGCGGTTCGTCCAACAAGTCGTCTGCCGGTTCTCAGGCCGTGACGCTTGGCCAGACGCTCTTCTGTAGCGTTCCGGTTGTGTCCGGCGCCGTGGCCTATGCATGGTATGTGGGCGTGTCCGGTTCCGAGAAGCTGGAGCGCATCACCACCATCAACAGCGCGGCTTTCTCGGCTCCTCTGGCGGCCACACATCAGGCCGCGACCGCGATCACCGCGAATTGCTCCACCAACAGCACTGCGTTCGATGGGCTGGTGTCCACGGCGGCCAATTCTGCGAATGGCGCATCCGTGACCGCGTTGGCCACAGGCACAGCCGGAACCGGCACAGTGCTCACCGCGTCGGGTCGGGGTTCGGTCAACGAAATCGACAACATGTTGCAGGCGATGTACGACACCTACCAGTTGTCGCCCACCGTGCTGTATGTCAACAGCCAGCAAATCAAGGACATTACCGCGAAGTGCCTGTCCTCTGGTTCGGGGCCGTTGCTCCAGTACTTCAAGGACGCCAACGCTGGCGAGTATGCGCTTACCGCTGGCGGCGTGATTGAGTACTACTTCAATCCGTTCTCCAATAACGGCGGGACTAAAATTCCGATCAAGATCCATCCTAAAGCAGTTCCCGGCACTATCTTTGGCTGGTGCGAAGATTTGCCAGCACAGTATCAGAGTAATAACGTGCCAAATGTTGCTGAAATGCGTATTAGGCAAGCTTTTTATCAGATTGATTGGCCTTTAGTTACTCGTAAGCGCGCTTCTGGCGTGTATATTGAGGAAGTATTGGCTGTATATGCTCCGTTTGCAATGGGACTTTTACAGAATGTTGCAGCAGGATAATCTTTGACATCGCGAAATTAAGTTTCGCTTTTCATCGATATTGTGCATACAAACAAGCATCGGCTCTGCTTTCAACAGTGCCGATGCTCTAACTGCCAACTGTTATTGGAGCCGCCCCATGGCCGCAGTAAGAAGAAAAACCCCCGCTGCAAAGGCCACGACCAGCCAAGCGGCGCCCGAGCCTGAAACCATCGAAATCACCGACCCCGTCGAAGTCCCTCCCGGTTTCGTGGCCATCTGGACCGACAGCGGGGCCACCTGCATCAGCTTCGCTGGCGTCGTGCATGAGACGGTAGGCAACGGTGTTTTCCACGTCCCCGCCGCCGCTGTGGCTGATCTCGTGGGTTCCCACGGGTTCTTCCCGGTCGAGGGCTGAGCGATGGCGCTGGGCGACCTGACGACACTGGACACCGCGCTCGCGTGGCTCCACCTGGACAACGACGAAAACGACACGATCACGCGGCTGATTTCGGCAATCTCCACGCAGACACAGCAGTTTGTGAGCTACGCGTTTGCCTCACAAGGCTACGACAGGTTTTTCAACGGGCGCGGCTCCCGGTCTGTGTCCCTGCCTGACAGCCCGATCACTGCGGTCGAGTTGGTCGAACTCTGGGGCCGCCCGGTTCCGCCGCGCGCCGGAACAATCCCCGGCTTCGTGTTCGACGAAAACCGCGTCATGGTCGATGCGCCCTATGTGTTCGACCGGGCGATGCAGAACGTCCGCATCAAATACACGGCTGGGTATGCGACGACTCCCGCAGATGTTGAGCAGGCCGTCTTGATGTGGCTCAAGGCAACGCTGGACACGCAAGAAAACGGCGCAAACGTCTCCGAGCTTCGGGCAGGCGATCATCAGATCAAATACGCCAACACGGCGAACATAGGGCGCGGATTCATCGTCCCCATGCCCGTGCAGGTCTACGCAATATTGCAGCCGTACCAACGGGTTATTCCGGTGTAGCGCTGCACTCAGCACGAGAATTTCCTTGAGAGTCTATCTATTTGGGACAGTCGCAGCTCGCGCGCCCCGCACCACGATGGCCGTCCGCCCTGGCACACGTCCCGCGTCCGATCCCGATGAGTGGCACAAAGACGGCAAGCCCGTGCAATTCACCGTCGAGTTTCGGTACGGCGAAGCTGAAGTTCCAGCCCCGCTCGCCAGATACATGATCCGCCACGGTATGGCGAAAGCAACACGGCTAGTTCTTCCGAGTAAAATCAGGGCGGCGTGACCGATGAGCTTTCTCTTTCCCCACAAAATCGACGTGCGGCGGCCAAACAGCCACGCAGCGCTCCCACGCGCTCCCGCTGTAGTTGCGACACTCGGTTATGGCGGCGTTGAGCCATCGGATGAGTCCACGGTGCTGCGGAGCATCCCCGCATCGATCCAACTCAAAGGCGGCGCGGGCGAACGTCACAACCCGCTCCCGGCGGACACTGCCGCGATGGGGTCTTGGGACGTCTACATTCCGAGACGCGCGGTTGCGCAAGGCAAGATCAAGCCGCGCGATATCGTGGTTGATGAAGCTGGCGAGCGGTATCATGTGACGCATTCGTATTGGTCGCCTCTTGGACATAGACTTCGTTGCCGGTTGCTCGAAGTGTAGCACAGACTAACACCGCAAACATCAGAATTCAGGCCGCCTCGTGCGGCCTTTTTTATTGGGTATCCCGTGCCTGATCTAGAAGAAGTGTCAGAAACGCTCGCGGCGAACATCGCGGCGCTTCTGGCGAACGACGACGGGTCGCCCAAGAACGGCGCGCATACCGCCGTGTTCGCGGGATGGCCGGTTCCGAGCGATCTGAAAACGGCTCTCGCGGCCGGACACGTCTGCGTCTCGGTCTACCCCATGCCGGGCGCCACATCGAACGTCACACGGCACGCTCCCGAGTGGGTGCTGAAGACGCCATCCATCATCACGACCACGGCGGCGGTCACGGACAACACCATCACATTCGCCGGGGCGATCACATTGCCGCTGAACGTTGGCGTCCAGGTGGGGCCTATCCAAGCGGCATACGCGGCTCAAGTCGGCGGCACGCTTGAGACCCTGGCCACGGGCGTTGCGGTGGCGCTCCAGGCTGAGGGCATCCCTGCCACAGCAGCCGGACCAACGGTGGTCATCGGCAGTCCCGACGCGGCGCGCGTGACACTGGGAAGCCGCGCTGTGTTCTGGCGCGAGAGCGTCCAAGTCAAGCAGGTCTACAACATCGGCATTTGGGCTCCAAGCCCCGCGCTGCGCAAGGCAACTGCGGCGGCGTTTATTGGCAATCTCTTCGCCGATCCAAGAAAAACCCTCACGGATGGGACTACGGGAATACTCCTATACCAGCGTGAGACTGTGTCTGACCATAGCGAACTCGAAAATTTGTACAGGCGGGATGTGTTCGCCTCCGTTGAGTACCCCATCATGGAAACGACAGAGGCTTGGGATGTGGTTGTAGCAACAAGAACCACTGAAGTTGTTGCTTCGATATAGCAATTAAGATGGCCGTTGCTACGGCTTAATAGAGGAATTCCACCATGATTACGGCTTATGGGGACGTTAACAATAACGCCCTGAGTGTTCCTGGCGTTTATGTTGAGATTGTCCCGCCGCAGATTGCAAATCTGAACGGCGTGCCCACCAACATCGGCGGCTTCGTCGGAACTGCAAGCTGGGGGCCGGTCAACGCTCCCATCTCCTTCAGCGACGCACAGGGCGGCTTCCGCGCGTTCGGGCCGATGGTCAATCGCGCGCACGATCTGACCACAGCCATCAGCGTGGCGGCATTGCAGGGCAACGCAGGCGCATTCGTCGGCGTGCGTGTGACCGATGGCACCGACACCGTGGCGACCGGCACTATCGGCGATCACGGCAACTCCACGTTTTGGGCCACCATCCGCGACGCCATCAACTCCGGCGCTGGCGTGTCGCGCGGGCCGTCTCAGCTCATCACGGCTGTGGCGTCGTCCACCAACCTCACGCTCAACGCCAAATACTCGGGCTCCTACGGCGCGAACATCAGCGTCACGCTGGGCAAGGGATCGAAGGCGGGCAGCTACAAGGTCACCATTGGCGCTCCGGGCCTCACCCCCGAGGTGTTCGACAATCTCGCGGCTGGCGTCGGCGGCGCTGTGGCGGCAACGGGCGGCATCGCCTTCACGGTCAACCCAACGGCGACCAAAGTGGTCACGTTGAGTGGGACCACCATCACCTTTGTGGCTTCCGGCGCGACCGCGCTTCAGTGCAACGTCGGCGCGACATTGGCCGACACCATGGCCGCATTGCTCGTGAAGCTGCGGGCATCGACGGACACCCAGCTCGTCAAGTTCAGCTATGCCACGAGCGGGAACACCCTGCTTCTGGAAGCTGTCACCGCAGGCACGGCGGGCAACTCCCTGACCACCGTTACTGACGTGGTTGGAGCCACCGCATCGGGCGCGACGCTGTCCGGTGGAGCCGCTGTCATGTCCGCCCCGACACTGGTGGCGACCACCACGCTCACAGGCGGCACAGACGGCGCTACGGGCGTCACTGGCACGCATCTGCTTGGCTCCGACACCGTCACCCCGCGCACGGGCATGTATGCCTTGCGCAAGAAAGGGTGCTCGGCGGCTTGCCTGGTGGATTGCAGCGACCAGACCACGTTTGGCGCACAGGCCTCGTTCGGCTTGGGCGAAGGCATCCTGATGTACATCTGCGGCCCGGCTGGCGACACCATCGCCAACGCGGTCTCGGTGAAAGAATCGGCGGGCATCGACACCTACGCGCTGGTCTACGCGTTCGGCGATTGGCCAACCTTCAACGACACCACCAACCAGATCCAGCGGAAGATTTCCCCGCAGGCGTATTTGGTCGGCCGCAGGATCAACCTGTCGCCCAACAACTCAGCGCTGAACAAGCCAATCTTCGGCATCGTCTGCACTGAGAAGAGCGCGGCCAATCTCGTGTACTCCGATGCGGAGATCGGGGAACTGTACCGCGCGGGCTTCGAGCTGATCACCAACAACCAGCCGGGCGGGAACTACTTCGGAGCCAGGACCGGGCGCAACTCCAGTTCGGACAACGGCACGCACAACGACAGCTACTCCAGCATGACCAACTACATCGCCCGGACTATCGACGCGGGCATGGGGCGGTTCATCGGCCGGTTGCAGTCGCGCCGTCCGGACGATCCGCTGCGCCGCGACGTGCGCGCCACACTGGATGGCTTCTTCTGGACGATGGCCGATATGAAGCCGACGCCCATGATTGACGATTTCCTCGTGGTCTGCGACCGGACCAACAACTCAGACACCACCATCGGCAACGGCTACGTCTACGCGCGCATCCAGGTTGTGTTCATGAGCGTCGTGGAGTTCTTCGTGGCGACGATTGAGGGCGGGCAGACTGTGGTTATTGAGAAGCAGAGCACTACTGTGCAGTGATATCCGGCCAACACTAGCAATATCATCCGCTGATAGAAAGTTTTGAGCGATGACGATCAATTATTTAAATGTTGGCAAGGATCTGACCGTTGACCTTGTTGACCCCATGACAGGTGGAGCGCAAAGCTTCGCCATCATCACATCATTCGAATCCAAGGCGCTAACCAACAAACTTAAGTCAGTTAGTCTTGACGGTATTAGTCGGTATGGGACGGAATACAACGGGTTCGAAGGAACTATTACGCTAGACCGCGCAACACCAGCAATGGACAACTTCTTTGCTGAGCGTGAGCGTCTTTATCATTCTGGCGTAAATATGATCCCGATGACGCTCACTGAAACTATCCAAGAGCAAGATGGCTCATTTACAACGTGGCGCTATTACGGCGTTGACTGTGAATTTCCCGAGCACGGGACTTGGAAGAACGGCGGACTGATTGTCCAGAAGCTTAGCTTTCGTGCTTCTGGACGGCTTAAAGTCTAAGGTTTTCGCCGAATATACTTGAGAATTTAGCGAAAATTGCGTAGAAATAACGAAGCCGCACAGCGCTATCAACACTGTGCGGCTTCTGACACACAACGAGATGGAGCCTCGCCATGGCTAGGAAAAAACGTACTTCGCCCGAAACTTTTGTCAAGCCAGTCCTCACGCAAGCGCGCGTCCGGGAGCTTTTTTGCTACAACCCTTATACAGGGGAACTCACCAGAAGGACCAGTAGGGGCGGAAAGGCAGCCGGTAGCGTTGCTGGCACACTTCGCAAAGACGGTTACATCGGTATCGCTATAGATGAGGCTGAATACCTCATACACCGGGTGATGTTTCTCTATGTACATGGATACATGCCAGCAGAAGTTGACCATAGAGATCTAGATAAGACCAACAACTGCATTGGCAACCTCAGAGCGTCGAGCCGCCAGCAGAATATGGAAAATGTAGGCATTAGGAAAAACAATACAAGTGGGTTTAGGAAAAACAATACAAGTGGGTTTAAGGGTGTAACTTGGCACAACGTTAATTTACAATGGCAAGCCAGAATTGCTGTTGGTGGCAAGAGAAAATCTCTTGGTTATTTTAATACCCCTGAGGAAGCCCACAAGGCATACTGCAAAGCAGCAAAGGCCCACTTCGGAGAATTCGCGCGAGTAGCATAAGCCCCACCCCACCCGAAACCAAAGCAACACAGAGCGACATCGAAACCCGACCGAGAGGCCGGGTTTTTTGTTGCGCGCAACACCACGGAGCAAAATCATGGCCGGATTAAAGGTCAGAGACAACGTCGCCCCAGAGGCCCCCGCAGAGACTACCACACCCGCCCCCAAGGATGAGAATAGGACCGAGGTTGCCACCGACAGCAAGGGCAGGCGCATCGGCGTTCGCCCCACAGACCCGGTCGGCCTCTTCGACATCACGCTGATGCTGGGCGAAAACGCCAGCAATTCCGCCGCACTCAACCAAGCGTTGGTCGCGTGCAGCGTCGTTTCCATCAACGGCGAAGACGTGCGCCCCCCGGTCACGATGCTCCAGCTTCGCGCCCGGATGGCATTGCTCGGCTTCCACGGATACTCGGCGGTAAAAGAGGCGCTGGACCGCTTCGTTAGCGATGAGGAAGAAGTCGCGGGAGTTGAAGCCGCAAAAAACTGAGCCGCGCGTCGGGCTTCAGGGATTTCTGCGCTCTCCTGAAGAACGGCGTGCCATGGGAACATGCTTACGGGATGAACCCTTACAAGCGGATGGCGTTTTTGATTACCTTCGGGGAGCTGGAGGGGCGCAAATTCGACTGGCACTCTATGTCTTGGCTGGAAGAAAAGTAAACCACCCCACGGCTAAAGCCGGGGGCTTTGTCCCTGTACTAGGCGGCGGATTTTAGACCGCAATGCCGTTCCGAGACTTGAGGCCAGTTTACTTTGGCCTTGGCGCTGATATTCCGCGCCGCGTTAAGATCAGCGTGGGCTTCATGCCCGCAATGCCGACATTTGAACTCTGATTGACTGCGGCGGTTGGCTTTGTCAACTACGCCGCAGGCGTTGCACATCCGAGATGTATTTCGCGGATCAACGGCAAACACTTCAACACCCGCCAGTTGGGACTTGTACTCTATGAACTGGCGAAGCTGAAAGAAGGACCATCCGTGTATACGAGCCCGCTGACGCTTATGAAGCCGTATTCTGTCGCGAATTCCGCTCAAGTCTTCGAGCGCAATCCCGCGTCCAGTGCCTTTGGCTGTCTCAACGAGATGCTTGGAAATGCAATGATTAGTGTGCGCCCGGAACCGGGCTTCCTTTTTGGACTGGCGTTTAAGCTTGCGTCTGATGCTTTTCGGCCGCTTTCCCTTGGCCTTGACTGCTGCGGCGGCCTTCTGAAGCGCGCGGCGCGCGGTAGCGAAACGCTGGCGGCAAGCCTCAATGGCGTCGCCAGACAAGAGATCGCCGTCGCTCGTGGCTGCAATGTTGGCCACTCCGAGATCAACGCCGAGAAAATCCGTAGTTGGCGTCTTGGTCCCGTCCGGCAACGTCACTGTAACGAGCAAGAACCACAGCCCGTCCTTGCGCCGGACAAGATCGCATTGACCTTTGGCGGCGGTAAACCGCTCAGACTGATACTGCCCCATGACGAACGGAACAATGATGCGACCCTTGAGCGTCAGCAACGACACACGGTCAACGCCCTTGAACGACATCATGCGCTGGTCAAACGGCATGGATGCAAATGGTCGGAAGCTTACGCGCTTCGTCTTGTCGCGCTTGTACGCCTCACATGTCTGCGCGATACAGCGAACAGCCATCTGAGAGGAAAGGCTGAAATTGGCGCGAAGCTCAGCATAATGAAGCTTCTGAAGCTCAATCTTATTCGTGCATCGGATATCGAACGCCTTACCTGCAAGCCAGTCGGCAGCGCGGTTAAACGCGCGCAACGTCGCCTCAAGATCGGCGATCTGCTCTTTCGATGGCAACAGTTGTGTTTGCAGGGTCATTTTCATTCCTCATGCATAGGCTGAAAACGTCACAATGTCAATCTTAAAACAACAAGACGCGCATTCCTCCCCACGCATAAATGCGGGGGCTTCCAGCGCAAGCGGATTTGCTTCGGTGACGATTTGCGAGGCTACCAATGTCAACCCCAGGTGTGTTTGCGTCATTCCTTGTTGGTGTCGTCGCAGGGTTGCGGCATGATAGGGCATGCATTCTTGACGCTGCGGCCGAGATTATTGAGCGAGACGCCAAAGCGATCATAGGTACGCATGATGCTGGCTGGCCTCCGCTCCTGACAGAGACTATTGCCAAGAAGAAGACCGGCGACAGCCCCCTGCTTGAGACCGGCGAACTGCGCGAAAGCATCCAACACACCGTTGTCGGAGATCACGCTTACGTCGGAAGCAACAGCGACAAGGCCGTGCACAACTTCCTCGGAACGGTGCACATCCCGGCGCGCGATCCGCTCGTGCCAGCGGCGATGCGGTGTGAGGCGGAGGTGACTGCGAAGGTGGGGAAGATTGTATTCTCGGGTCTGACGAAGGGTTAACGGCGTATTGTCACCGAATATTTCGCATTTTCGCGCCAAGTTTAAGCTTTGTTCTAATAACTCAACTCGCATTTCTCGCCATCTGATGTTATTCCCGAAAGATGATTCGCCCAACCTTGGCGACAAACAATAGGGGATCGATGGCAGATGGCGATAATTCAAAGGTTTGCGGCTTGCTCTTTTATGGGAATGTTTGCGGTTGCTTTGTGCGCGGGTGGTGCGGCGGCTGGGCCTGCGGACGCCCGCCCGGACCTGTCGAAACCGCTCCGTACTCGCGTTGGGGCGCCCATCTGTGTGTCTCGTGAGGAATTGCAGGTTCTGATTGGCGGCGGAGAGAGCGACTCGTGCCTTCAAGCCGCGAAGGAGGTCACGGTCACCGTGTCCGAGCGGCCTGCTGTGTTTTCCGACATTATGCGCATTAGATTCAGAAGTTATGACGGAAAGCTCCTTGATGTATGGACTTTGCACAATGCCCTACAGAATTAGCTGAGATAAAAAACAAGAATAGTTTGAAAAAGGCCCGGCGATGAACCGGGCCTTTTGCGTTTTCCCCTCATAGACTACTTCAAGGCTATTTAAAAATGAGCAGTCCTTATCATATAGCCTTGGAGATCGCTCTTCACGACGGCGCGTCATCTGGTATCGCGGGCATTGCCAGACAAATGCTCGGCCTACAGGGTTCCGTCGATAAAGTCACCAAAGGGTTCGACGCCATTAAAATCGGCATCCTTGGCGTTGCCTCAGTGATGGCTGGCGGCGCCATCCTGCATGGGATGGGCGGCATCGTGGACAAGGGCAACGAGCTAGTCCGCGTCCAGCAAGCCATGAAGCTGGCTGGCGTGGACGCCCTCCAGGTGCAGGAAGCCACGAACAAGGCGTGGGAGCAGACCGGCAAGTACCTGAACGTCAGTTCAGTCGATGTGCTGAAAATGATCAACGACAGCAGAATGATCTATGGTGATCAAGTTGAAGCCACCCACAAGATTGAGCCATTTGTCCGAAGTGCAGCCATTCTGAAAGCTATCAACCCTGAGAAAGGTGGCGAGCACGCGGACGCCATACGCGGCGAAATGTTTGCAGCCATAAAGAGTGGTGAACTTGCTGGCAAACTGACGACCAAGGAGATGGGGGAACATGTTGATCATCTGACAGCTATGAAAGTAGCGTTTGGCGAACAGATCAGCATTTCACAGTATTTGACTGCGCAAAGGGCTGCTGGCGTCTCCATGCGCAATGTTGATGATAATTTTCGATATGGTGTTTTTCCCGCTTTGGTCCAGGAGAATGGAGTCAACGCTGGCACTATGCTCATGTCTGCATACAATAAGGTTGTGGCTGGGGTTGGATGGCGCACTAAAGCCGCTGAAGAGGGTGTGAATTTTGGACTGATCGACCCCAAGCAAGTAGAGTATGCCAAAAGCGGCCATATCAAGGGACTGACCAGCGCTGACGCCATACGAGGCAATAAGCTTGCCGCCGTCAATCCGCTCACGTGGACTGACCAAGTTTTGGCTCCACTTATGGCCAATTACATAAAGAAAAGGAAGATTCATGATCCTCTGCATAAAAAAATTGCAGAGGGCCAAGAGATATCAAGGCTATTTCCGGATCGGAATGTGGCCAAAACATACACTGAGCTTCTCCAACAGTCAAAAAAATTGCACAAGGACGAGAGCTATTCAAACTTAGCCTACAAAAGCGTTGCATCTGGCGGAGATGAATACCTTCAGAAAAACCTCGATTATCAGCAGCAGGCATTTCATGCGCAATGGAAGGGCTTCTTGGTCGCCCTTGGCTCGCCACTTGTCCCAGCGGCAGCGGCGTCTCTCGCCAGCATCAACAAGGCCATGGCGGGTGTTACCGCTTGGGCTTCTGTGCATCCTGACGCTATCCAGGCCATTGGTATCGGGCTTGCGTCGCTGGCGACAGGTCTCGTAAGCGCTGGAGCAATCATGGTCGGCGGTGTTGTGGTCTCAGCCCTCGCCATGGCCGGGCCTCTCGTTCTGGCAATCGGTGGCATAGCGTCGGCCGTCGTTGGTCTCGGGGCCGTGCTATGGAGCGCGCTACCGGGCGAAGGCTACACCGGGGATGGAACCAAGGGCGAAAAGTGGCTGGAGCGTCGCCGGTCGGCCATGCGCCACGGTGACGGCATCCTTGCGCAGATGTGGAACGGCCTCAGCGACAAGGTGGCTTCTGTCCCGGACATCGCTTCGGGCGCCGTTGCGCGCATCGCTACCACCTTTCAGCATATCGGCGGTGGCCTTTCAGCGGCGGTTGATGGCGTCATCAACGCGGGCACAGTGGTCGCGGGAAGGATCTCCGCCGCATTCCCGCAGATCATGGCGTCCATCATTGGCGGCATTCAGGCGGTTCCTGACCTCGCTGGCGGGGCGCTCCAGCGCGCCACGTCTATGCTGCAAGCTATTCGGGAGGGCATCCCTGCGGCCATCGGTGGCCTTGCGGACGGTGGCGGGAACGCCATCAGCGCGGTTGTGGCCTCCGTCTCTCGGGTTGCAACGGGCGTCTGGCAGACTATCGAAACGCTTGGGGCGGAGATTGCCAAGGCCGTCCCGCAACTCGCCACCAACGTTGCCAAAGCGCTTCCTGCCCTGGCCAGCGAATTGGTTGCAACTGGCGCGGCGCTGGCGACAGCCATCGGGGCGGTGATCGGGCGTATCGACTTCGCGTCGATCTGGGATGCTGTCGCGGCCACAGCGAAGGCAGGTGCAGAGGCCGTAAAGGGCCAGATTGCGGGCGCATGGGACTTCGCGAAAACGCTTCCTGCGATGCTCGCGACGTCAATAGCCGCTGTCGGCGATGGGATTGCGGTGGCGGTTCAGAACCTTCCTGCGGTGATCGCCGGGGCTTCTGGCATTGTCGGGCGCTTGATTTCGAGCGGCCTCGCCACCCTTTGGGATGCTGCAAAATCTGCGGCGGAGAGTGGCGCGGGCCTTGTGCGCGGGATTGCGATGGACGCATGGGGTTTCATAAAGACGCTCCCTGCCACCATCGCGACGTCGATAGGCTCAATCGGGGAAGGTTTGGCCGCCTCTATGCAGGGACTTCGCGGGCGTGCTGTCGCCGCGATCTCCGGGATGATGCAGTTCGCCCTTGAAGGCGCGAAAGGGGCGCTGGCGGGCGCTAAAGACTGGGCCGTGGGCATGTTTCCGGGGCTTGGGGGCATGTTCGAGAATATCCAGAAGCAGATAACGGCGGGGCTATCTCACGTCCAGGGCTTGGCCATGACTGGCTTGTCTTGGGTGCAAGACGGCATGCCCGGACTTGGCGAGGGCATCCTTGCGGCGTTCGATGGTGTCAGAGGCTTCCTGTCCAATGCCGTTGGCGGGCTTTATCAGTGGTTTACTGGGATGGCTCCGAACCTATCCGGCGCGTTTGCGTCATTCGGCGGCATTGCTTCGCAGGTTGCAGCGGCGCTGGGCGCGGTCAAGGATCGGCTGCTTGATGGTTTGGTCGCTCTTCCCGGCTTCATCGGGCGGGCGATACCTCACGTTTTAAACACGCTACAGGGAGCTCTCACCGGGCTCATCCGGGCGGTGCCTGTCGTTATCCCAAGGCTGATCGGGGGCATCACTCAAGGCGTTGCGCTTATCAATCAGTACATCCCTGTCGTGGTTGACAAGATCGTGTCACTGCTTCCCAAGGTTGTTGGGTTCATTGCTACGGCTATGCCCAAGATTATGGCGGTGGTGATTGGCGCAATCCCCGGCATTGTTGCTGGCTTTGCCAAGATTGCCGGGCCGCTTGCTGTGGGGCTAGTCAAAATTGGCGCCGTCCTGGCGTGGGAGATTGCGAAGGCGGTCCCGCAAATCGTGTGGGGCGTCGGCAAGGAACTCGCCAAGCTTGGGATTGAACTGGCGAAGACTGGACCAGCGATTGTCGCCGCAGCCATATCATCGGCAGGGGCGCAGACTTGGGAGGCGGTGAAAGGCGCTTGGGCGTGGACGAAGGATATTGGCACTCAGGCAGGGAACGCCATCAAAAGCATTGGGGCTGAGTTTATCAGCGCCATCCAATCGCTTCCTGGTCAGGTAGCGGGGGCAATTTCTAGCGCAATCTCGGGAATTGGCGCGAAGATTTCGGCGGCGCTGGCCAGCCTCAACCCGTTCGGGGCGGCGGCTCCGGCTCCGGCTGCGCCTGCGGCTGGGGTCCAACAACAGTCCGCCCCGGTCGCCCCGGCAGTGCCGAACGTGACGAAAGCCAGCTTCGTTCCGCAGGTGGCTCCCGTTATGCCCAAGGTCACGAACGTATCGAATGTGACCAAGCAGGCGGTGACGCCAGCGGCGCCCTCCGTGCCGAAGATCACGAATGTCGTGCCGTTTGCACCACGTCCGCCCATTGTTGCGCCGCAGGTTCTGCCCGTGGCGTATCGCGATAAGCAGCCTGTGGCGCCCGTGAAGGTTCCGCAAGCGCCTGCCTCAATCGTCAACGTGGTCAACAAAACCCAGGCGTCTCCGGTCAAAGTTGCATCTCCACAGGTGAAGGTGGTCCCTGAAATCCCGCAGGTTGCTCCGAAGGTGACGAACGTCTCCTACATCACCCAGGGGAAGCAACCGGCGTCGGTCGTTGTCCCGGAAATGCCCCGGCAACAGCAACAGTCTGTGACGAACGTGCTCAACACCACGCCAAGGCAGCAGATTAGCCCGGTGGATGGCGTCACGACGCGCCAGCCAAGGCCACAGACTGTCACGGTCAACACGACTGTGGTGAGCATGCTGGACGGGCGGAAGGTGGCCCAGTCGGTCACGCAAAGGCAGGTGGATGCGATGCGGTATCAGTCCAGCGTTGGGCCGCAAGATAATAGAGGAACTTGGGCTAGTCCTTCGGCACAAACGGGAGTGGCGGTCTGATGGCGGTTCTCACTCTCGGTGGAATAGTCTTCGAAGAGTGGGAACTCCCCGAAGAAGTTCCACTCGGCGGCAAGCAGGCCGGGAAGGCTCACAAGCTCCCCGGTGGCGTCCGCATCTTCGACGCGCAAGGGCCGGACGATGATGATCCAAGTTGGAAGGGGCGTTTCCGTTCCAACTCCGCTCTTGGACGGGCGCAGCAAATAGACGCCATGCGGCGTGAAGGGTTGCCGCATGATCTCGAAGTGCTTGGACTAAGTTACACAGTAGTTATATCTCAGTTCAAGTTCATCATTCGTAGAGCATACGAGGTGGACTATGAAATTACTCTGTTTATCCTTGAAGACAACTCCCAGGGCCTAGACTTCCTGGATATCTTCGGCGCTCTCGATGATCTTGTGGGCGGCGATCTATCCGTAGGGCTCGGCGCGCTCGCGGGGCTGAGCGATGTAATCGACGCCGCATCCTACGGGATCAACACCGCAATCAGCGTGACTCCTCTGGCTGGGGCCTCGCTTTCGGCCTTGGCTCCCGTGAAGACGGCGGCGCACACGCTGAACCGGGCGATTGACTCCGCGATCGATCTCACCGACGCGGCGATCATGGGCGACCCCTACGGCGCTGACCCTCTGGAAACCGGCGCGGCTGGTCTGGCCTCCACGCTGGCGGCCATGTCCCGGCAGTCATCCTTGCTGGACGGCTCGGCCTATGTCGGGCGGGCCATCGTCAACATAGACAACGATCCAGGCTAAGACATGTCAGCAAACGTCCAAATTCCGGCGCCGCAGACGCTCCGAAAGGTCATCGTCTGCGGCGGCAACCTCTTTGACTTGGCTCTCGCCCACCTTGGCGACCCGCTTCAGTGGACACGCATCGCCGCGCTGAACGGGCTCGGGCCTGACCCGTGGTTGCCTGCTAACGTGATGCTCGAATTGGCCATCCCGCCGACGAACACCAAGTTGCAGGCAAACGGAATATTGGGGGCATGAGTTGGCTTTCGAAACATCGATGGTGCGCAAACCGCGCGCCTATCTTGTGTTGGAGGGCGTGCGGCTACTCTGTTCATCCGCATCGGTCACCAACTCATCGACCCGGAACAGCGACACCTTCAACGCGGAAATCTCGCTCGGCTATTCAGAGGGCGAAGGTTTCGACGCGGCATGGTGGTCCGAGCAAGACGACATGCCCGCCGATGTGATTTTCACGGTGGATGGCACGGGCGGCGAACGCGTGATGATCACCGGGCAGGCCGACGAGATCGATATTGATTTCGTCAGCCGGACGGTGACTGTCACAGGCCGCGACAAGTCCGCGAAATTGAGTGAAAAACGCCGCAATCAGAAATTCAACAACCAGAAGGCCAGCGACATCGTTTCGCAAATCGCCTCTGACAACGGCCTGACGCCAGTAATCGACACAACGGACGACGACGCGGGCAAGGAATACAACCAGGACACCGCGCACCTTGCTTTGAACGCCACGGACTTTGAGACGCTGTCCGCCCTGGCTGAGCGCGAAGGTTGCCGCTGGTATGTCCAGGGTGACGAGCTTCACTTCGAACCGAAGGATATCGACGGCGATGTGTACGAGATACACTATCGCCCCCCGTCTGAATTTGAATACATGTCCGCCAACTTCGTCAGCCTCAAAGCAAAACGCAATCTCCGCGCGTCAAAGACGGCCAAGGTCAAGGTGAAGTCCTGGCATCCGAAAGACGCCAAGACCTACGAGCACGAAGAAGAGGCGGCTGGCGGCGGTTCAGAAGCGCTCGAATACCAACACCAAATCCCGATGCTCGATCAGGCGCAGTGTGAGAAGGTCGCCAAGTCAAAGCTGAAGGACGTGATCCGCCACGAGATGTCGATAACCGTGAACATGCCCGGCGATCTCGACATTGACGTGACGCAGAAAATCTTGCTGACGGGAACCGAGACGGCTTTCGATCAGGAATACGCGATTGATCACATCGAGTTTTCCATTCATGACGACGGCGCTTTCGATATGACCATCAGCAACAAGGCTCCCAAGAAGGGGCGCGGCAAGAAGGGCGGCTCCGGCTCCAGCACGTCCAAGGCGGACGCGGAAAAAGCTTGGGCTGACGGCACCAAAGCCATTGAGGACGCGAAATGATTGCCACAGCAGAGTTGCTGGAAATGATCCGGCGAGAAGCCGCAGCGGCGGCCCAACGCCAGCACGGCGCTGTCATGTCCGTCACGAGCTACGATCCGGACCGCCACGCGGTGAAAGGCACGCTCCACCCGCACGACGTGGAAACCGGCTGGGTGCCTGTTGGGACACTCGGTGTGGGGGATGGCTTCGGCGTCGTGGTCGGCCCATGCATCGGCGATCAGCTATCCGTGGAGTTTCAGAACGGCGACCACAACACGCCCATCATCAAGCAGCGGTTGTTCAGCGACAAGGCCAAGCCTCCCAGGGTTGAGAGTGGCGAGGTGATGATCATCACCAAGTTCGGCCATAGGATTTTGCTGACCAAAGACGGCAAAATGGTGATTGAGGCTAAGAACGACACGCAGTTCAATGTCACTGAGGGCAAGCTTGACATCACCATTAAAGGCGACACCACGATAAAGACTGACGGCAAGCTTGACATCGAAGCCAAGGGCGCAACAACGCTGAAGTCTGACAGTACTCTTGACATCAGTAGCGTTGGTGAGATGAATATTACTTCAACCGGCCCAATCAATATCATTGGTATGCCCACAACTATCGTCAGCTAAATTCACCTCGCGAGGAAGCAACCGTGGACATAGACCATCTGTGGGGTGGAGACCTTGCTGTCTCCGCCACTGGCGACCTTGCGCTTGTTGACGGCTCAGACCTCACACGGCAACGAATTCTCCGCCGTCTCATGACCGCGCGCCACGGCTACATCTGGCACCCGGAATACGGCGCGGGCGTCCCGCAAATGATCGGCTCACCTCTCGATCCGGCCTCGGTTCGGGCTACGGTCCGCGCTCAAATCATGATGGAACGGGCGGTCGCACGCAATCCTCTGCCGCAGATTGAAATAAGCAAGATCACATCCGGGCTGTATTGCCACATTACTTTCTGGAACGCTGACACGGGCGCGCAAGAAGTGCTCCAATTCGACTATTCACTATAGGGCGCGCATCCATGGCTTTACAGTTGAAGAACTTCAAGCGGCTGGTGCAAGACCAAGCCGCTGCTATACAGGCGCGTGCGTCCAATCTCCTCAACTTCACGAAGGGCTCGATCCTCCGGGCTGTCATTGAGAGCAACGCGGCCATCGTCCTTTGGCTGGAAAGCCTCGTGCTCTACGTGCTGTCCCTGACGCGGGCCTCAACATCGGTCGGGCCGGACCTCGATAGCTGGATGGCGGATTACAACTTCGAGCGGCTCGGGGCCGGGACCGCTGCGGGCTTCGTGACATTCTCACGCCTCACGCCAACTGCGGCGGGCTTCGTCCCAACCGGCGCGATCGTCATGACGCAGGACCGGGCGCAACGATATACGGTACTCGCGGACACGACTAAACCCACATATAGCGTCGCACTCGGCGGATACACCATCGCCCCCTCCATCGCAGACATCACAGTCCCTATCCAGGCGCAGACAGCCGGATCAGCGGCCAACGTGGTCACTGGCGCCATCACAACGATATTCGGCGCAATGCCCGGCATCGATAGCGTGGCCAACGACGAAGCGATCACGGGCGGGGCGGACGCGGAGACTGACGAGCAATACCGGGAGCGGTTCCATCTCTACGTTGCGTCGTTTTCCAAAGCAACACCACCCGCTGTCGGTGAAGCCATCGACAAGATGCGGCTCGGCATCAGCTACACGATCACGGAGAACAAGACCCCGTCCGGCGTGGCGCGTGAGGGATACTTCTATGTCGTGGTAGACGACGGCTCAGGCGCGCCATCTGACGACATTTTAACCGCCGCGTCCAAGGCGGTTGAGCGCGTTCGACCTCTCGGGATTACATACGGCGTATTCAAGCCGGAAATTGTCAATGTCTACATTGATATGACGCTCGAAATCAAGGCGGGCTATGACGCTAACGCGGTCAAGGCAAGTGTTGGCACGGCCATAGCGGCACACGTCAACGGCCTCACGCTCGGGAATAGTCTGTATTTCAACAAGCTTTCTCAGGTTGCATTTGATGCTTCAAACGGCGTCAAGAACGTTACTGACCTGTCTCTGAATAACGGCATGTCTGATATTTCAGTTACGCCTCGTCAAGTCATAAAAACATCGGCTGTTACAGTCAACTGAGGGTTTCCCGACATGACGACGGCGACGGAAATCCTCGCTCGGCTCAAAGCCGTGGCGCCGAAGTGGTTCGGCTATGCCGACACGCCAATCATTGACGCGGTGCTTTCCGGCGCTGCTGTGGGCGCGGCGGATATCACAGGCCAGCTTGACGACGTGCATCTACAGACGCGCATCCGGACGGCGACCGGCGCTAACCTCGACATGATCGCGGCTGACTTTTTTGGCCGGCGCATCCGGCGCAACCGCAATGAAACGGACGGCAGCTTTCGGCGGCGCATCCTGGCGGAGATTTTCCGCGAGCGAGCAACCTTGGCTGGGATGAAGAAGGCGCTTCTCGACCTCACCACGTTCGACGCGCGCATCTGGGAACCGGCCAAGCCCGCGAACGGCGGCGGCTATTCGACGGGCCGGGGCGGTTACAACTACGCGGGGGCCTATGCCTCGCTGCAATACCCATCGCAGGCGTTCATCACGGTTTACAGGCCACTCAACGTCACCAGTGTGCCCGGAATTAACGGATATTCCGGGGTAATCGGTGGCTATGGCGTCGGGCGCAGCCAGTATGCGCGCATTGAAGACTCCATCGGGGCCATCGAAGACGCAACCATTCATGACACCGTGGTCAACGTTGCTCCTGCGGGCGTCCGTTGCTGGGTGAACATCCTCAGTTCGGCGGCGCTACGGAACATTGAACTGCCGTGCAACTGGGCGTCTCGGCTGGACTCCTTGATCACCATTCAGACCACGCGCAGCTTTGCGGCTGGCTGGACGGCGGGCGGAAGTGCTTCCCTCACCATGCTGGTCGGCAACCTGTTCGCGGTCTCTTGGTCGGCTGGCACGGACGTTTATGTCAACATCGGCGCAGGCAACCTCCCCCAGGGCGATTGGTCAGCGATTGGCAACGTCAGCGCCAGCGTCCAGACCTCGTGGAGCCCGGCTGTTGCATGGGGCGCACAGGGCAACGCAACTGCGGGCCTCGATGTGGAGCGCCTGCTGTCGGCTGCATGGACGCCGCAGGGCAATGCAAGCGCAACACTGGCGTCTTCGCTGGATATGGCCAACGCGTGGACATTGGCCGGAAACACGACCGTCAACGTCTCCTTCGAGCGCCTGGTCATCAACGGATGGGCGGCGTCGGGCAACGCAACGGGCAATATCCAGGTAACCCGCAATCTCGCGAGCGCCATGACTGCGGGCGGCAATGCGACGGCCGTCATTCCTGACTTCATCGGGAGTGATTGGGCGGTCGGCGGCGATACATCCATCGCCATGACTTACGGCACAGCGACGATCATCACGTCGGGCGCCACGACCACATGGACTGTCCCGGCTGGGGCAACGGGCCTCCAGGTTGAGGCTCTCGGGGCAGGCTCGGACGGCATCAGTAGCGCCTACGCTGGCGGCGGCGCGGCTTATGCCCGGTCGAACAACATCCCGGTTACCCCAGGATCAACGGTTTACCTGTCCATCGGGCAAACACCGATTGCGGCCATGCCCGGATATGCTGGCCAGATGGGCGGCGGTGGCGGCGGCGGCGGCGCAGGCAACCAGAGCGCGGGCGGGGTCGGCAGTTCTGACGCGACTTTTGACAGCAGCCACGGTTGCGGCTCAGGCGGCGGCGGCGGCGGCGGGTCAGGCTACGGCGGCGGCGGCGGCAACGGCGGAACTGGCGGCGGATATGGCGGCGGTGGCGGCGGGCGAGGTGGCAACACTTCGACCGGCAGCGGCACGGCTGGTGCGGGCACGGCTGGTCTCATTGTTGCGACATACAGCGGCGCGCAGCACTTCTACGCGTCCGGAGCGGGGAACTTCGTTGTCCCGGCTGGCGTCACGGCCATCCAGTTTGAGTGTCTTGGTGGCGGCGGTAATGGCTCTACGGGCAGTTCAGCCATCAACGGCGGCGCGGGCGGCGGCGGCGGCGCGTACTCGATCACGAACAGCGTCACAGTCGTTCCGGGCGGCACGGTTTACTACTCGGTCGGCGGCGCCGGGACGCAGTCATGGGCGCGATACGCCACGAACGGCGCGCCAACAGGCACATCCGATGGCTGCTTGGCTAAAGGTGGAAGTCCGGCGTCCAATTACACGGGCGGTGCGGGCGGCCTCGCCTCGACCAGCATCGGCGACACGAAATACGATGGCGGCGCGGGTGGCGCGGGAACTAACAGTTCTGGCGGCGTAGGCGGCGCGGGCGGCGGCGGTGGGTCGGCCGGGCCTTCGGGCGTTGGCCAAGCTGGCGGCGCGGGAACGTTCGGCCTCACGGCATCCCATTACAATGCGGGCGGCGGCGGCGGCGGCGGCGCGAACGGAGGATCGTCAACCGCAGGCGCGGCATCAACGACCGGCTCTACAAACGGTGGTCGCGGCGGCGTCGGTGGCGCTGGAAACAGCGGCGTCGGCGGCGGCTTTGGCGGTTGGGTTGGAGGTCACTCCACCTGGGTCAACGTCAACCGCAACAACTGGCCAACGGCGGCGTCTGAGGGCTGCTTGGCTGACGGTGGCATCGGCTACAACCCAGCGTCTTCGGGTGGCTTGGCTGCCAAATGCATCGGCGACGTTGCCTACTCAGGTGGCGGCGGCGCTGCATACAGCGGTTCCGGATATGGCGGCGGTGGCGGCGCGGGCGGGCCATCGGGCACGGGCAAGGACGGCGCTACGGGCCACACCACGTATGGCGGCGGCGGTGGCGGCGGCGCGAACGGAGGATCGTCAACCGCAGGCTCGGTTGCTGTCTCCGGCGCGGGCGGCGCAGGCGGCGCAGGCACGGCCGGAACCGGCGCAGGCTCGGGCGGCACATCGGCTGCGCATGCGGGCGGAACCGGCTCCAGTGGCGGCGGTGGCGGTGGCGCGTATCCGTCCGGCGCGGGCGGTGCAGGTGGCTCCGATACAGCGTTTGACGCAACCCACGGGTGCGGCGCGGGCGGCGGCGGTGGCTCCAGCGGTAACGGCGGCGCGGGTGGCGCTTACGGCGGTGGCGGCGGCGCAGGCACCACGGCAGGCGTAGGCGGTAACGGCATTGTTGTTCTGACCAGTCTCAAGACAATCACGAATTAATCAAACAAACGGGAAAGGGCAATCACTCGCCTGTCTTAACTGACGGGCGGGTGATTGCGCGCGAGCCGATGGCAAATCTATCACTTTACTCACAGAATAAGCTTGTTGACTGGATCACCGGCAAGGCAAACATGCCAGCCAGCGCAACGACGTACTTGGCGCTGTTCAATGGCGACCCGTCCGGCGCGGGCTCGGAAGTCACGCTGACGATCTGCTCGGCGCGCATCGCGATCTCGTCCGCCATGAGTAGCAGCACGGGCGGCGCGGGATCATCGTCGAACGCCTCCGATCTCACATGGACCACGTCGGCGCTTGCGGGCGCGACCGTGTCCTACGTGGCGGCCTATGACGCTGTGACCGCCGGAAATCTGCTCTGGTATCGCTCCGTGACCAGCAACGCAGTGTCGGCGGGCAACATGGTCAAGATCCTGGCTGGCCAGCTCTCTGTGACCGCGAGCGGCGATCTGAGCGGCTACAGCAAGGATTACCTCGTCAACTGGATGACCGGCAAGGCGTCGTTCCCCAGCGCCACGACCCGGTATTACGCGCTCTACAACGGCGATCCGCAGGGTGCCGGTTCTGAAGTCACATCGACCATCCGGCCAGCCGGGCGCGTCGCCTTCACAACCCTCATGTCTACAGCCAGCGGTGGCTCATCGTCCGATACCACCATGATTGACTTCGGCAACGCATCGGGCGCGGCGACCATCAGCTACACGGGCGGATACGACGCCAGCACGGCGGGTAACTGCATTTGCTCGCATGCAATCACAGGCGGGGCGCAGTCAATCACGTCTGGAAACCCGGTCCGTGTGCCCGTGAGCAGTCAAACTGTGACAGCGTCCTAATCACCATAAAGTATACACCAAGATTTATGAGGTGATCTGTGGACAGAGCAATAGTATACGCGGGCGCATTGCCGCTCGATACAGACTTACTGCACACTCAGCGTTTCACAATGATTGCGCTGGGTAAACTAATGGAAGCTTTCATCGGCACAGACACGCTGATCGACGGCTTCACTTGCATTCCGACCGTTCCCGCGAGTCTTGTTGTTCAAGTCACTCCGGGATCGATAACCACTCTTGACGTGGTTGACGACAGTTCATTCGCATCATTGGCTCCCGACAGCACGCCCCTCATGAAGATGGGCATCTTGCTCGAAACGCTGATGTTCACGATCACGCCTCCAACAACGAGCGGCTATGCGCAGAATTACCTGATCCAGATCGGGTTTTCTGAGGACAGCGACGTTCCGGTATTGCTGCCCTACTACAATCAGGCAGACCCGGAGCATCCGTTCGAAGGACCAGCCGACTCCGGCGTTGAGCAGGACACGCGGCGCGCGCAAAACGCCGTGGTCAACCTTAAACCCGGCATGGCGGCTCCGGCGGGGACGCAGACCACGCCCGGCGCGGACATCGGCTATGTTCCGGCGTTCTATGTGACAGTCGCTCAGGGCCAGACCACGATCACAAGCGCCGACATCCATACATGCGGAAATGCTCCGTTCATCCCGCTGAAGCTTCCCCAGGTCGCCACGGCGACACAGGGGAACGCCTGGAATTGGACGGGGATCGCTGGCGGCACGGCCAATGCCCTCACAGCGTCCATCGGCCCAACGATTACGGCATATGGCTCGGGCGGAATGCGCATTGACGGGCTTGGAGCCTACGACAACACGGCGGCGGCAACGATCAACGTGTGCGGCGTCGGCGCGGTTGCCATCAAGAAATACGGCTCCTACGACCTCGATCCGGGCGACATCCTGGCCGGTGGCGTGTTCAACGTCGAATTCGACGGCTCGGTGTTTCAGCTGCTCAACCCGGCAACCGAGAATAGCCGCATTGATTTGCTGGCAACTTCGGAACTCACCTTCGCAAAAGACAATGGCGGCGTGGTTCTTCCGACTGGCGTAATGGGCGAACTCAAAGTTGATATCGATTGCACTATTGTTGGCGTCTGGGTTCTCGCGGACCAAGTCGGTAGTTGCGTAATCGATATCTGGAAAGACACGTTCGCGAACTTCCCGCCGACTATCGCGGACACTATCTGCGCATCCGCAAAACCCACAATCTCCAGTGACGCTAAGTGCTCAAACATAACACTGACCGGATGGACAACACACATCTCGGCTGGCGACGTGCTTCGGTTCAATCTTGACAGCGTTACCTCGATTTCCCGCCTCTCGATCTCCATAAAAGTTGCACGTTACTAACGGACAGGCTCTATAACCATGGCTCAAATCAAGGTATTCATTACCGCCGCTGGTGCGAGTACATGGGTAGTCCCCAGCGATTGCATGTCTGCACAGGTTGAGGCGCTCGGGGCGGGCGGGAATGGGCGCCCGTTTGGGTTTGCCTCCCCTTCTGCCGGTGGAGGTGGAGGCGGGGCCTATGCCCGGACCGCTTATCTCGAACTCACGCCTGGAAGCACAGTTTATGTGAACGTCGGGACGTCAACCGGCGATAGCTGGCTGAACAAGTCGGCGAACGCAGCGCCCACGCTGACAACTCAGGGCTGTCTCGCCAAGGGAGGCAAGACGGCCACGAGCAATGCGGGGGCTGCGGGCGGCGCATCATCGGCGTGCATAGGCGACATCGTCTATTCAGGCGGCAACGGCGGAACCGACACCAGCGATGGCGGCGGCGGCGGAGGCGGCGCGGCGGGACCATCCGGGGCGGGCCGCGATGGCGGGAATGGCTCGGGGCCATCGTCCGGCCGTCAGCATGGAGGCGGCGGAGGCGGCGCAAACGGCGGCCTTGCCACAAATGGAAGCGCCGGGTCCACATATGGCGGCAACGGCGGTTCAGGAAGTGGCGGGACGGGCGGCGGCGTGGGCGACCAAGGATCTGGGGTCGGCGGCAATGGAACTTTAGGTGGCGGAGGGGGCGGAGGCTACAACACGCCCAATTCGCTCGGCGGGAACGGTGGCTCCGACACGGCCTTTGACGCGAGTCATGGTTGCGGCGGCGGTGGTGGTGGCGGCGGCTTTGAAACCACCACGACTTCTTACGGTGGTGAAGGCGGCATTTACGGCGGTGGCGGCGCGGGCGGCGGCGACGGAACCAGGGGTAAGGGCGCCCAAGGCATCGTTGTCATCACATATCAATCGAACTATGTGCGTTCGCGCCCTGCGAAAACCATCGTCCTTGATGGCGTTGGCTTTGCGCAATGGACTGTGCCGTCTGACTGGTCATCGCCCGACAGCTATGTCGAAGTCATCGGCGGCGGGGCCATGGGTGGCGGGGGTAACAAAGCCTCACTCACGGCGTTGTGGCTGAACTTCTTCTGGGGCGTCACTGGCTTCCCGTGGTCTGGCCTCTCGGGAAAGACCATTCCCGGCGCGGGCGGCGGCGGCGGCGGCGGATACAGCCGGACCAACACGCTCTCGCTCACGCCTGGCGGAACGATCAACTACGCCATCGCGCCGGGCGGAACCGATAGCGTCAACGCATCAGGCGGAAACACTTGGTTCGGCGGCTCCAGCTATTCGACGGCATTGGCGGCGGCTGAAGGTGGGTTTCCTCCGCCTCCGATAAGACCTGCAACGCAAAAGCTCCCGGTAAATATGCTGGCGGGCGCCGCGAACTGCTTTGGCGGCATGGGCGGCAGCGCTGGCAGCGGTATCGGGGATATCCGTTATTCAGGCGGCAACGGCGGAATTGACCTGTGGCCACATCCGCAATCTGTGGGTGGCTCGGGCGGCGGCGGCGCGGCCGGGCCTCTCGGCGATGGATCAAGCGGCGGCTCCCTGCCTTCGGACCCATGCGGCGCAAGCGCGGGATCGGGCGGCGGCGGGGCCAACAGCGGCCAAAGCGGAAGCGCACCTGCATATGCGGCGTCCGGAGGCTGGACGTTCCCAGTGGGTGGCGTGGGTGGCGGCGGTCGCCTCGGCGGCGGCGGCGGAACCACGAACGGCGGAACTGGCTCAAACGGCGGCGGAGGTGGAGGCGGAAGCTACCGCACCACGGGTAGTGCTGGCGGGGCAGGAGGCGGCGATAGTTCGTTCATCGACACCACGAGCGGCCGGATTTATGGCTGTGGTGGAGGCGGCGGCGGCGGTTCTGGCGCCACGACGGGCAACTACGGAGGCAACGGCGGAGACGGCGGGCTCTACGGAGCTGGCGGCGGAGCTGCGGGCGCTGGCTACCAATGCAACGACATCTATCCGTTTGGCGTCGGTGGACGTGGGGCTCAAGGGCTCATCGTGATCACCTATCAGCCGGATTTAAAAACACCATGGACTGTCGGCGGGGCCGCTACGCTCGGATCGGGCGGGATCGACGTCACCAGCCAAATGGCCAATGCATGGGCGGCGGGCGGAAACGTCAGCATCAACCTGTCGTGCATCGGCGTTATCGTCAATACGTGGTCGGCTTTGACGAGCGGCGGAAGCTGTTCGGTCAGCGCAATCCATCATACGAGATCGGTGTCTACCAATGTTCTCTGATAAAATGCGAGCTGAAGTCCGCGCGTACATCGTGCGGAACTTCCTCGTTGGGGGAAACGACGAGTTCAACGATGAAACATCTCTCGTGGATAACGGTATCGTTGACTCCACGGGGGCGCTGGAGATTGTTGAGTTTCTGGAGAAATCGTTCGGTGTGAGGGTTGAGGATTGCGAGATTACGCCGGATAATCTGGATAGTGTGGTGAGGATTTGTGAACTGGTGGGGCGGAAGTTGGCGTGATGCGAAAAACGGCCGCCTGAGCGTGAACTCGGCGGCCGTTTTGCGTATTGGTGTGGCGCATTAGTTCTTCGCGTCTCGGATATGCTTGCGCCGGTTGGCGTCAGCGCCCCATACGAAGCACACGCGTCCGGTAATCGCCACTAAAGCCACGTCAGACAGCTTCCCACACATGGCGTCCGCCTCGTCGCGGCTCTTGAACGGGCCAGCCATCACCCGCATCCACTTGCCGCGACGTGTCCCATCCAGATCAGAGTTGGTGGCAAACACCAGCGATCCGCCGAGTTGCTTCGCGAATTTCGCCCGGATCTCGACGACCGCCCGGCTGGCACGCCCCGCGTCCTTGTACGCGCCGACCTGGACGAAATACCCGGCCAACGCTGGATCTTGTGCGGCCTTCTGGCTGGCCTTGGCCACATGATGTTGAGGCGCATACTCAGGCGCTCCCGCCATTGCATCGGTAGTCGCAACAATAACAAACGCCAACGCAATCGCAGCTGTCGCAAGTTTGTGGTTCATGTCGCTCAGTCCTTCTGTTAAAATGACGCCCTATAGCGCCGGTTATTTCCGTGACCTTGCTGTGGTCCGCTCATGCAGTCGCCATCCGACACTTCCCGACCGCGCGGCAAGCCATCAAGAAAACATGCATCATCTTGCTGCTGTGGCTCAGGAGGCGCTCGCCGGTGTCTGGATCGCGTCGCAGCAACCTGTTGAGGCTCGGGCGCTGATGCCGGGGCGTCGGCTGCGCGATACCCCGAGCGGCACGGGCCGCGATAAAAAACGTGGTGCCTAAAGCGGGTGGTCTGCCGATATTGGTGCGCCCAACTCGGGTCGCGTCGTCCAAAACCCGCCTGTGCGCTGGGCGACCAGAAGTGCGTCGCCCCTCCTGTTGGGTCGCTCTGCTTGCCGGACCAAATCGCATCCGCTAGCCGCAGCGCGGTCTGATAGCTCTGATTGCTCGGCGATAGGGCCATGATCGCGCCTCGCTTCGTGCACCATGGCTCGAACGCGCATGTATTTCCGCGCCGGTGGGTGACCACGCTCCGGGCTGTTTCCCCGTATCCGCACTTCATCCTGTTGTAGATGGCCCACAGGACAAATCTAATTCCATCTTTTCCATCGATTTTTGCTTCATATACGGCAGTCTTCGCGGCATATTCTCGGTCTGACATAACTGCCTGCACTTGCGTCGGGCATGCGGCTACAATCGCCGCGAACACCGCGAGTCGGGAAATACGCATGACAAAACCTGATGTTGGGGAATTGGTTCGGAGGTTAGGCGGCTTTACGCGCAGGAAGGACGGCCCAAGTCTCGGCGTCGTCCGGCTCAACGCCGTAGCGCTCGGCGAACTCCAGGCGAACGGCTTCCTCAATCTCCCAGCGCTCGGCTTTGAGGACGATCCAGACTTTGTGCTTGGTGTTGCTGGCGCTCCAGGCAATCCCGCCGCGAATGTCGAATGCCTCGGTGGATGCCGAAGTTTTGGGTGGAATGTGATGGACTTCCATGGCGTTATCCTTGGTGGCGTCTGCGGGTATGGTGTGAGCGAGGTTCATCGGGGTCTCCATCAGGCAGCGAGTTTCATGGCTTCAGCGGCGGGCGCCACCTTCGCCCGGAGAGCTGCGATCTGCGCAAACAGCTCGCTGCGATTTTCGCCGGTGCGCTGGTTGAGGATCGTCGCATCGTAGCGCGCGTCAAGGTGGGCGAGCATGTTGGCGTCGTTGAGCCAGAGCCAAGCCTGCGTCTCGCCGGTGCGGGCCTCGGACCAAGCCATCTTCAGCCACTTAGCGGTCATGCGAACCTTCACATTGGCGGACTTACGGTTCATGCGGGCAAGCTCCCAGGCGCGGCGCATAACGTCGGAGCGGGAGACCGTGTTGTTGAAAAGCTTGCCCATTTTGCTGCCCCTGTGGTTTGTTGCTGCGCCGTCCTTGAGACAAGTGATACCCGCTCCAGCCGGGTATGTCAAACGCAAAGTGCAGCAAAATCAGATATTTATATCCAGTGCAATGTAATTCTTGCTGCTGCTCGATTCCTTCGCTGCACGGGGGCTTGCATTTGTGTTGCGCTGGTGTTAACCACGCCTGATGAAAGAACCAACTCCCACACAGAAGAAAGTCACAGCGCTGATGGCGCGCTACGACGTTTCGCGCGCCACCTTCGCCGCAATGCTTGGCGTCGATGACACGACGGTTGATGCCTGGGTTGACGGCAAGCGCGAGTTGTTCGGGCTATCATTGATCGTGATCGACATGCTGACCGACTGCCCGCCAGACCATGAGTTTTGGCTGGCGGAGCGGCATAAGCAGATGTATGGCGTGGCGCCCAAGAAAAAGGGTTATCAGCGGGGGGGCAGGAAGCGGAAGGCTGTGGTGGATTGAGATGGGTGGGGCCGCTCCTAAAACCCTGCACATCTCTGCTCATCCCTGAGTAAAGTTGCGCATGGACGTCCACCGAGCAGTTTTGTGGACGGTTCGCGTGACGGGATCGCACCGTCATGCGTCCGTGGCGGAAACGTCGGGTTCGCAAGGAACGCGGCGTCTTCCTCCAGAGACCTGTCCCAAGCCGGGGCGGCTTGCGCCGTCCTCGCCTGGGAAGGTCCAGCAGCCTTGCGGCGGCCGGTCGGACGCAGCCCTTTGAGGGCCGCTTTCCAGGCGCCCATCGCTCTCGCCCATTGGTCCCGCACATGCCTACGGCCGATCCTTGCAGGTCGGGCGAGGGTGACACGGGACTGGTTGCGCTTCCTGGTGGCGGGGATGTCCCCGGCCGGGAGCGCAAGCGAGAGCGGCAGACGCTCGGAATAATTCATTGCGCGCCTGCCGATAACGACGGCGGCTGCGTGATGCACGGAAAGGCCGTAGCGCACCATGAAGCGGGCGCGACCTTGGAATGAGGTGTAAGCCGGATCAACGGCAAGCACGGCGACGCCTTCGCGAGCTGCGCGGCGCTCCAGCATCGTGCGGAAGCCGTTGAAGGCGAAGGCCGAAAGCATGCGCGCCATACGCGGCCGTGCTTCCTCGCGCAGACGGGTTTTCTTCGCCTCGAAGTCCAGATCCTCGATCACGATAGGCACGCCCCGGCGCTTGGCCAGCGCGACCAGCCGGGCAGCGGCGTTGCCGATGGACGCCTCAACCTGATCCGTGCGGCGATGCTGCGTCAGCATCGGGACCGTGAACCGGCCTTTGGGATTGCCGTGGGCGTCAAGAAACGCGGCGGCGAGGAAACCGGCGTTCATGTCCACCGCGAGACATCCGCGCGCAAAGTCCGGCGCAGCGTCGGGGAGTTCCTGAAAGAGGCTGACGAACACGCGCCAGCCCTTGGCGTCGCGGACAAAGCGCCAGGACAGCGCTTCGCCTTGGTCCGTGGCGTGCGCCTGGATCGCGGCCGTCACGACGTCGTGGCCGTAACCAAAGCGCACGGGGCCGAGTTCGATGTATTTCTTGGAGCCAAGCTCGCGCCATACCGCGTCGGGCAGGCGCAGGCGCAGCATAACCACGCCGTCGGCGGTCAACGTCGCGGTGCAAGTCTGGTTGCCGGACGCCTCGTCCTTGGAGCCGAGACAAAAGAACTGGCTGGCGCGCCGCTCGCGCCACACGCCTTGCCATTCGGCATGATCGGAGAAGCCGTTCTCTTCCAAATGATGCTGCGCGTTGAACAACTTGGCTGAGCCGAAGCAGAGCGCGGGAGCTGGGCGCTTTATCTCTGCGCGGATTGCGGTCTGCCGGTCACGCAAAATGCCGAGGCGGCGCTTTTTCTGATGCAGCTTCGCGGCGGACGCTTTGCGCTTCTCCAGTTTACGGATGGTCTTGAGCGTCACCTTGATGCGGGCGTCCAGCTCACGCAACCGAAGCTTGCCGATTTCCTTCAGGCTCGACGCCTTGCCCTTCGCCGCAACCGCCAGCGCGTTGAACTGGCGAGCCGTGATCCCAAACCGGCGCAAGAATTCGCTCTTGCAGTCGTTGGGTTTACGGCCTTTCGCCATCTCAGCCCACAAGCAGCGCTCCGCACGAGAAAGCAGAGCCGCAGTCGCGTCAAGAGCAGGATGGCCGTCAATTCGAGCTTGGAAGGTGCTGGCTTGATTGATCATGACTCGCCAGCCTCTTCAACTGCACGCTTTACGCCTTCGAGAAGCTTCTTATTCTTCTTTGAGCGTGCACCGTAAAGTCTAGCGGAAAAAACTGTAATTATTTCAAGAACATCTGTGGCGAGGTCTTGTTCAAACGTGGTGTCTTCGCCCTTATTCAGGATGACAACCTCAACATTCCGAGCCTCGCAGATGGCGAACACTAACTCAGCGCCAAAGCGTAAGAGTCTATCCTTATGCGTCAAGACAAGTCGGCCAATGTTGTTGTCAATGATGTTTTCAATTAGGCGCTTTAAGCCCTTTTTATGATAGTTCATCCCCGAGCCGAGATCGGAGACGACTTCGAACGTCCAGCCTTGGGCGGCGCAATACGCCTCAAGAACCTGCTTCTGACGCTCTAAATCGGCTTTTTGATCGTGGCTTGACACGCGAGCATAGGCGATGGTCTTGCGCTCGGCATCGTCGGCGGCGCGGAACAACTCCGGGCGCAGCGCGGAAATATCATACCGCCGTTGTCCGCCCTTCGTGCGCTGGGGTATGAGTTTCCCTTCGCGCTCCCAACGGCGAAGCGTCTGAGGAGATACCCTCAGAGCTTCCGCCGCTTCGCTTATGGTCAATAACTTGTTCATGGCGTATATGTATGCGCAACTTTGAGCAATGTCAATGGATCAGTTACTGAACCCTTGAGCGAGCGGCAGAGAGCCATGAACCCAGGCTCAGTCATAAAAACGTGCGACGTTGACTCCCCTGTAGGCTTGGTTAAGTCATTGATTTTAAAGTCCCGAAAATTACGTGCTTTGAAATCATTGGACAAATCAAGGCCACGAATGGCTTGCAGCACGTGGTCGTGCCGCCTTTTCAACTTCTTCGCCACCTCCCGGCTATCAGCCAGCGGCTCCCCATCGTCTCCGCTGGATAGTTCGACGATAGGTGTGGAAACAGAGGGCAGGTTCGGCGTATGATCGTTAACCAAATTGGCGTTAGGCTTGCTGTTAGCCTGATGCATGAGATTGTCCTCATGGTTGATGGTTAGGTCCGGTCCAGAGGTTGAGCCCTCTCGGCCGGGCTGCTGACTGTCGTCATTGACATCCGTGTTGCAATGTGTGCAAATGTTATCGCCCACAACGAACGCAACACGACGGAACACACAATGACACAGCATAACGCACCAAGCAAGACCGTTGTCGTGCATATTCGCATTCCGAGCGAGACTAAAGACGTACTTGAGGGGCTTGCTGCGAAGGACCACCGCACGCTCACATCCATGGTTAACAAGATCATTGCGGAATATTTGGAGGTGGCTAACGCCGTGTCGGAAGGTGGCTCGAATGCATCTGGGGCGTAGATCAAGCAGCTATCGGGACTTCGTGGCCCACGCAGAATAAAAGCCGCCCATCTCGGAGCGGCTTTTTTGTTGCCTTGAGTATTGGTCTTCGCTTTAAGCCGCCATACTAAGCCGCCCTACGCTGGCCCAATCCCATTTTCTTGGCGAGTTCTGAGCGCTGTGCAGCATATGCCGGGGAAACCATCGGGTAATCCATCGGTAGTCCCCACTTTGCGCGATACTCTTCTGGGCTAAGATCGTAGTTGGTGCGGATATGCCTTTTAAGACTGCGGAACTTCTTGCCGTCCTCCAAGCAAATGATGAATTCAGGCGTTACCGACTTCTTGATAGAGACAGCCGGAACCAGTTCCACCTTCGGCTGAGCGGCACCGTTCAACGCCACATCACTCAACATCGTGTGCACCGACGTGATTAAATCGGGCACCTTGTCCGCCTGAATGGTGTTGTGCGAAACATACGCGGCAACAATCCTACCGGTAAGTTCAAGGATATTCTCTTCCATTCCAATATCTTCCATCTGAATTCCATATTAACTGTGTGTTTCTTCGCTGTTACGCACAGTAAACCGCATCATTTCGCGGTGTCAACAATTATTCCAACTTTAGCAAACAAATCTCAAATGGAGGCTGGCAATGACGGCTCTTCCTGCTGAATACGCATGGCTGGCGCATGAAGGCGCGCCACGCATGCTCGTGGAAGCTCTCAAGCTATACGGCATAAAAGAGGTGATCGGGAGCGGCGACAATCACGTAATTGTCGATTGGGCCAAGGAGATCGGCGTCTCGTACTCTCACGATGAAACGCCGTGGTGTGGACTGATGATGGCTGTTGTCGCGAGGCGGGCCGGAAAAGAACTTCCTCCGTGTCCTCTTTGGGCTCTCGACTGGAAAGATCATTTTGGCCACGCAGTTGCTCAGCCAATGCTTGGCGATGTGATGGTTTTCTCGCGCGCTGGCGGTGGGCATGTCTCGCTATACGTGGGGGAGGACTCTGCCTGCTGGCACTGTCTTGGAGGCAACCAAGGCGACCGGGTGTCGTTCACGCGCATCCCCAAGACCCGCCAGCACTGGGCGCGCCGCCCGGACTACACCATTCAGCCCGCGAATGTCCGCGTGGTTCATCTCGCCGCATCTGGCGCAATATCATCCAAGGAGACCTGAAATGACGCGAATTTTCGCAACTCTCGCCGCACTGGTGCTCGTGCTGGGCGCGCCTGCTCTGGCCGCCGACGTTGTCCCCGTGTCCGTGGTGGTCCCGTATGGCGACTGGATCGGGGCGGCTCTACCATATGTTGGGTATGCTCTGGCTGCTGTCGCTATATGGGGCGTCCGCATGCTCCCGCCGCAGTTCTCGGCCCTCGCCCACATCATGCAGGCCGAAAGCCTGATCACCGCGGGGATCTCCTACGGGATCAACACCACCGCGGGCGCGACACGCGACAAAACGCTTACGCTGCACGTCGCTAATCCTGTGCTTGCCGCGGCGCTGGAGTACGTGCTGACCATCGCCAAGCCGTCTGTCCTGGCCCAACTCGGAGAGCCCGCGGTTATCGCTCGGATGATTTGGGCTCGCCTCAATCTGCCGGCCGAGTCCGCGGCGCCGGACTTTGACGCGGTCGTTATCGCGGTCCAGCAACGGGCCGCCTAATGTGGTCCATCTGCCTCGCGCTCGCCGAACCCATCATCCAGGCGTTCGCCGCGGCGTTTGGCCGGGCCCTGGTGGACATGGTGGCCGACTGGCGGAGCGACCAAGCCATTGCTGAGGCTGCGACAGCGACCCAGGCTTTGGCCGCCAGCGAGGCCGCACGGGCAGCGGAGCGGGCCATGTCTGCAGCCGCCCAGCCGATAACCGACGCCGAGTTGCTCACCGCCCTGGACGGAGGCGCCGCATGAACCCGCTATGCCTTGGCGTCGAACTGATGCTGCTCGGCGCACGCGTGTGCCTCGGGGATGCCGCCAAGCCGCCGCCGATGGCTGAGATCGTATGCCCGACGCTTGAGGATTGGCCAGCGGCCGAACAGCGGGCGCTGGCGGCCGAGATGCGGGCGCATCCAGGCCTAGCAACCACAGCGGCGGTCAAGAAGCTGGCGCGCATCCGGGCACAGGTCCGGGCGTGCCTGAAAGCCCAGAAGAAATAGCGGCCGATCCAAAGCTTTGGGTGCCAAGGATCGGCCTAACATCGCCAGCCAGTTGAGGGGCTGCACAATGCTGCACGATGATATACCACTGAATAACCACAAACCAAATAGTCATGAAATGCCCACTGAACATAATGCAAATGGCAGAGAATCGAAGTGGGAACAACAACATGCAAATGAGGCAAGAGCGTATCTTCCCTGGCGAAGCCCCGTGTTTTGGGCTGGGGTGACAACAACGGCTGGTCTTTCTGGAGCAATTCTATGGTTCATATGGACGGGGATTGCTGGACTCGCGAAGTCCGATTGGATCGAGAAGCCGGTCAAGGACTCCGAATTCAGAACAGAGGTTCGCGGTCTTCGCGAGTCCATTACCCGCGTCGAACAGCGGATGGAACGAGTGGAGAAGCATGTGGAGACAAGCGCGGCTAAAGTGGACGCCAAGCTGGATCACATCACAGATTTACTGATCCAAGGCGGCGCAGCAAAGGGCGGCGCGCCGAAATAGGTTCCTAAAACCATAGGCCAGAACGCAAAAAGCCCGGCCGGAGAAATCCGCGCCGGGCTTTTCTTTTGTGTTTCAGGCGACGCCGTATTGCTTGGCAAGCGCCTCATTCAGTGTTTTGGACCGCTTGGCGACCTCGACGCCGGGCCGCGACCGGAACCTGATCACTGTGGCAGCCGATGCCGTTGGCGGCGTCTTTATCGCCTTGGGCGCGGTCTTCTTTTTGGCCTTGGGCTTTACCGCAGGCTTGCCGCCCTTGGGGCCGGGAGGTGTCGCCACGGCGATTTCGGTTCCTGTCGCGGATGCCTCTGGTTCACTGGCAACCGCGAGAGTGGCTCCCGTTGTGTCTGACATTTCTTCTGCCATTTTTCCTCCGAACTCCATGAACTCGCTCCACATTTCTTCCACTGTGGCCTCAAGGATCGCTTGGGCCAAGGGATCGGTTTCAGGTTCCGCCTCAACAGCTACGAACTGCGGGGCGGCTTCGATCTTCGGAGTAGCCAGCTCCACGCGTTCGGCTTCAGCCTGGCGGGCGGCCTCAATGCGGGCCGTCTCTAGTGCTTCAGCAGCCGCGCGGCGACCGGCTATCCCATTGTTAATGGTCCGCCCAGCGTAGCCGCCGAGCATTTGCAGGATCAGCAGCGTCACGATAAGCATCCCAGTGCGTCCGACAGTGGACCACTGGGTGGCTGCCGTCTCATCCCAGCCATACGCTACGAAAAATGCTGTGGCTCCGTCTGACTTGGCGGGGCCGCCGATTTGTGCGCGTTCGGCCTCGGCTCTCTCTGCCTTGGCGTCGGCGCGCGTGGCATCGCCGTCGAATTGACGGGCGCGGCCGTCGTCCTGCGTCGCTTGCGCGAACAGGGAAACGCGGCTATGGGCTTGCGATAGAGCGTTTTTAGCGGCAGCGGAGGAGTCTAGCGCTGCCTGGCAACCTTCTGCGTCCCTGCACGCCTTCTTTGCCTTCCCTGCGGCCTTGAGCGCGGTGTCCGCCTTCCCGCTGGCGCGCCTCATGGCGGCTTCTAGGTCGGAGGGAGTTCCGTGCTCGGTGATCGAAGATGCTGCGTGACGAGCCGTTTCGGCATGGTTGCGGGCAATGACCGCTTGATTGCGCGCCGTCTTGGCTTCGTTCTTGGCCTCTTCAATCTTCCCTAACGCCCTTGCGAGCGCTTGGTTCTGCGAACTGGCCAACTCAATCGCGTGGCCGGCGTTGCTCATGTGTGCGCCGATCTGACACGACAGCGACAGCAGCGCGCAGGCGATAATCGCCACACGCGAGATCATGACGTGCCCATTAATCGACGCGGCGAGGGCGATCACCACCAAGGCGATGTCCGCCAATCCGTAAATCCATGGCGGCCTCAATGGAGACCTCCAATCCAGCCCTCACGTTAAGGGCGAGGGCCACGATGGTTGCAATGACAACGACGAGCAGCAGCGATCTGCCTACCCGCAGTTGCGCTTTCCAGTTGTGGGTTGTATCGTGCATAGCGCACCATCTTCCTATCCAGGGTTGATATTGCCTACGCCGCCGAGGGCCGCAATCCCTCGGCGGCGTGTTTCTCGCCGCTGATCGGCTGGATGGTGGGCGTCCAGGCCGATCAGTCTTCGAGCAGTTTGCATCCTCCATGAAGAATTGTCGGGCCGCTTATCACGTAGGAGATCTGAACATCATCAGTTGAGACCATGATCTCTGTACCATCCTCTTGAAATATTATTTTTGCAAAAGGGGTTTGGTCTCTCTTGATAATATCAGACGCCAAACAGTCAATGGCGTTACGGAATTCAACTGGAAGATGCTCTGAAGCTAACTGCATTTTACTTGCTCCACGCTTTCAGGCTGCACGATTGCCGCCTGCCTCAACGCTCGGAAAGCACTGAGGAAGGGGGCAAGGGCGGGACTTCGGTCCCGCCGATGGCCTCAAGCCGCCCGCGTCAGCCCGTACTCATGGGCGTCGAGCCGATGCTCATCCGCTTCAAAGGCAGCCACATCGCGCTCAACGGCGGCGTAATGTTCTTCCGTCTTTGCGACCCACTCATCGACGTTCGCGAGCGTCTCTGTGGCGGCGATGAACAGCAGGTTGCCGCGAAGCCGCGCAATGTCGTCCTTGCGGTGCTCGCCGCCCGACACATAATCGGGGGCCAGGCGGTCGAAGGCGTCCAAAAACGCGTCCAGGGCTTGCGAGTCGATGTTCCGTAGTGATACGTTCATTGTGCTGCCTATCCGGTTGGTCCTGGGTGGTTGGCCTCTACCGGCCTCGGGGTTGTCGCCCTGGGGCCGTTTGTGTTCGGACTGTCGTCCGCTAAGTGGGCCGCCGAAGCAGCCCACGAAAGCATAATTCATTGGGTTAACCCCTTTCTGTCTTCGCTTGCGCGAGTAATGTTTGCCTCGCCCGGTGTAAAAGGCTTGTCATATCCGAGACCTTCGATGCATCCCCAGACACATCTTCATGATTTCGAACGATAGAGCGTCAGACTGGCACGCATCCGACGGTATCGTGACCTTCTAAACGTCTCCTCTTGCGAGGGGGCTGGTCAGTAATTGGGGCCTCTACAAGCCCCCGGCTTTAGCCGTGGGGTTACTGACGGCCCGAAATGGCCTCTGTGTAGGGGTCGGGAGCGCGAATGTCGCCGGATCATGGCGCCTCTCGCGCTCTGAACCGTGGCGACGCCTCAACGTCAACCGTTGCTGGCGGGGGCGGCAACTCGTGCCAATGTGTTGGAGCCATATCGCCTTCGAGGCGCTCAGCCCCATGCTCACCTATTGACCACCAGTCTTCGGCCCAAAATGCTTCCTCTTCGTATTCGTCAACCTCTGGGCTGTTACCATCCACAAGCCAATCGGCGACGCATCCATAATGCCCCATAAACACGCCAGCATCTTCGCGATACACGAGCACATCTTGGTGGTGTGGTGCTGTCTCTATTGGTTTCCAGTCATTATCGCCACAAAAGGGGCAACGCTTTAACGGTGTAACTTCTAGGATAGCGAGCGCCATACTCTGCTTTATGTCATGTTTACGCTTCACATCTTCGAAGTGGGCGTGGCCTGCTGCCATTTCTTCATCATAGGGGTCGTTTGTCATCGGCGTGCTCTGTGTTTGACGCTGCGGTGGAAGGAGGGGCCGAGGCCCCTGGGTTAGGCGGCCAGCTTCCGGCCCCTGTTGATCCAGCGATACGCTTTCTGCGCCCACTTGCGAGCATCCTCAATCGTCTCGAAATTTCCCTCGCTGGCGGATTGTGGCTCGCCTTGGACGAATTCCTCGGGCTGATATTCGAAAACCTGGATGTATTCGCCGGTTTCCTCGTCCCGAGCCCAAGCTTTGACGCCCTCGCGGATTGACTTTGTGTCTGTCATTCCGATGGGGCTTGTGAACTTTGCTGAGAAGCGGCGGCGGGCTCCGAGAGTGTATGTGGTGGTGTATGCGGTCATGCTCGGCTCCATCTGGCTGTGTGCTTGTCTCTGATTGAGAATGTAGCGCCATCCCGTATTTTTGGCAATACCAAAAATGCATCTCAGCCGGTTTTTTTCTTCTCCAGCTCCTCGCTGTACCACGCGAGAGCTATCCGCACGGCAGAGCACCTGTCAACGTTGCCATGCGCCACCTGGATGGCTTGCAGCGCAGCCAAAGACGCATCATCCAGGCGGAGGGGAACCGAATGTGGATAGGCCCTGCCTGCGGGCCTGCCGCGCTCGCGTTTCTTGGGTGTGGGGGTGTCTGTCATCTGGCGGCCTTTGGCTTGGGATAGCGCGAAAAGCCAGTGTCGTTGCCGATGATGGTGACGTAAACGCCAATACCCGATGTGTCGCAGCCAATATACCCCTCATCAAGGAAATGCTTGGCCGCTTCGAATGTTGGGGCCGCATGTGCATGCCCCCATGCTTCAGCAGTATAGTAGTCGGTATATACGGCGTTGTTATTGTAGCTATCGCGCCATCCAGGGGAAAGTTCAGCTTCGCCAAACTTCGCCATGTCAGCGATATAAAAATCAAATCCGATTTCCATGGTTTTTGCTCCTTAAGTGGATGGCCGCCGAGCACGACCATCCTTTTCTAACATTACGCCGCAATCTTGGGGCGCTGGATGAATGTCTGCTTGATGCCGTTATGCTCGGCGTGACTCTTGACCGTGGCGACGATCTTCAGCGTGTCTCCCTTTGCGATACCAACCCCGAGCACCTTCGAGCCTTTGTAAACGAAGATGTTTCCGTCCTCAGAGCGGAGGACGTGGAAATATGTGAAGCCGTACACGCCCTCGAAAGCCTTCACGATACAGACGCACACGCGGACTGTGATGCGATCCTTGACGGAGCCGATATGCTTGGAATTTGCTGCGTCGGCCACGTTCGTCTGGCGCTTCAGCTCGTCGGTAACCGCCTGGATTTGGGCTTTTGAGCCTTCCCAGCCGACGACCTCTCCGTTGTGCAGCGCCGCAACAGTCCGAATGGAGGAACTGCCGCAGCTACCGCGCTCTTCGAGTTCTTCATCGCTCAGTTCCGGCAGGTATTCGCCAGCGCGGAACAGCTTGAACGTGAGCGGGCATTCGTAACCGTCATACGGCGCATGGTAACGTCCATTGCAGTCAGGCGTAGCCTCTGGGTAAATTTCAAGCATAACATCATTCATTTGGCGGGGAGCCTTGGCAATGTGGATGGCCTCGACTGCGGCGAAATCGGTGCAAATGTACATGGCTGGCTCCCTCTGTTGGCTGTGCCCGTCCTGATGTCTTTCTTATACCTCGCACCAATGTTTTTGGCAATACCAAAAATGCATTCGGGGTGAAAAATCTCGGAAGGCGACACCAGAGCGATAGCCGCTCCCCGGCGTCTCTTCGGCGCGAAACTGGAGCGTTTCCGGCGTGAACCTGGCGGGAGAAGGAGGGGAGAGGGGCGGGGGTCGCCCTCTCTGTGCCTGCGGGTCAGGCGGTCTTGCGGCGGTCTCAGCGTCAGCGCCTGGAGGCAACGCCGATATCCGGCGCCGCCAGCTCTGTGCGGTCAGCCCGTCTTCCTGCGCAGATATTCCACAAGATTTCCGTTCTCCATCGCGTCAAACAGCTTTATCTTGGCGTCATCCTCTGTGCTAAATTGGAGCTTACCACGAACACCATTTACTTTTATTCGATATCCACCATCAAAAAGTGCAATATCAACTATTGAGTTCAGAGTTTTTATCTGAAGAACTCCCCCATCTGTGCGCTTCCACCTCTTGGAGTTAAGAAACGTCTTTAGTCTTCGGTCCTGCTTTTTGACTTCGTCCATGTATTCGCTAGCGAATGTAGTCCCTGTTAAATGGTCGCAGCATATCGTGCCCACATCCATTGGATGCCAATCTTCATGCTCGATGGTGAATACGTAGCGGATTGCCGTTCCGCACAACTCACACGACCCAACTAGTTCCTCAAGATCGTGCGTGTCAGTGTGCTCCCAGCCGCTACTTGGCATTCCCATATCGCGCGGGTGGATTACCCCGAGTATCCCGTGATGCCTGGCGTGGCATCCTTTGCATAGGGTCACGCAATCGTTGAGGGCGTATTCCCACGGCATCCTCCCCTTGATGTATCTTTTGTGGTGCACCTGGAGCACGACGCCGTCTTCCCTGCCGCGTCCGCATTGGGAACAGCATCCGCCGTCGAACTCGATCACCTCTTCTCGGAACGTGTTCCAGGCGGCTTTTCGATAGTTTTTCATGGCGCGTCCGTGATCAGCTTTTTTCGTCCCGCCGAGAGGAAAGCGAACCTTTTTCCCTGTCTAGAGACAGGGGAAAAAGATCGCTTTTCCCTCTCAGCGCAGTGGATTTTTTGGCAAAGTTTTGGCAGATCGCAGGTTCGCATTCGGGTTCGCTAATATTCAAAATTACGTTATTTCTCAACGTATTAACTGCGAAAAACTTGCCATATCTCATGCCAGTTCGCTGGTTCGCTTTTGGATCGCTTTGCATCGTAAAGTGCTCCGTTTTTCTGCCAAACCCGGCAAATATTAGAGGTTCGCTAATGTTTGAAATGTGATTTATAATCAACTGCTTAACCCCAAATATTCTGGTTTGCGAATAAGGTTCGCTTTTGGCTAAAACGAACCTCTGTTTTTGCCAAAAAAACCCGCCACTTTTACCCCCCTGAGGACCACACTTTCTTGTCCTTGACGCCCACCATTTTTGCCGCTTGGAGCTTGGATCTGAGCTTCCTGAACAAGGCCCCCGACGATTTGTCGTCCTTGCACTCCTCGAACATGCCGATTGACCGGCATTCCTCTTTCCACGCGTCCATGGTGGTGACCATGTTGACGTGCCTCGGAATGCCTTCGTCGCGCCTTGGGGCCGCCCCTGAGGCGATCAGGGCCTCTCTAAGGGCTCTTAGAGCCAGTCCCTCCTGCCCTCCAGGGTCGCGCTGTCTCTTCTGTGCGGGGCCGTCCTTTGGTTCCAGAACGCACGAAGTGATGGCGTCGCCGTCTTCGTCAATTCCAACCTCAACGATTTTCAAGGTGCTGCTGATGGTGGCGCCGTCCTCTCCGTCCTTCATGTACTCGACGGTGCTGATGATGTTTTTGTATTCATCCTTGGTAACGCCTATCTGAGTGTCAGCAGCTCCTAGAAGAGACGTGTGTCCTCTCGCTCTTCCTGCTTCAAGGCCGCTGTGGTGGACGACTATCACCACGCAGTTGAACGCCTCTTTGATGGCGTCGCACGCTGCAATGTATGCAGTCATGTCCGTGTCGCTGCTCTCTGAGCCTGTAAAGGACCGATTAAGAGTATCTAGTATAACAACATTTGGAGTTTCGCTGCACATCTTTTCTTTGATGCTTTCGATTAGCCTTGCATGATCTGCGACAATGGCAATTTTTGTTGCCATTAAGTAGAATGGCACGGTTCCTTCGTGGTCTTGCAAAAACTCTTTTTCATATGCCGCTTTCCTGGCCTGAAACCCAGACTGGCCTTCAAACAAGCAGTAAAGAATTTTCCCACTGCGAACCCTGTGCCCACGGTACTCTCTGCCGAGGGCAACGTGCATAACAAGATCAAAAACCCAGAATGTCTTCCCGCATTTTGGGGGGCCGTACACAACCGCCAGTCCTGTTGATGGCAATATGTTTTTAACAAGATATTTCGGGTCTTTCGTTACCTTTATATCCGCCCAGTCTATAATGGGTAGAGGCTTTTTGTCTTTAGGCTTCAGGGCTGTGTGGTGGTCGTTTCGGGGAGGGAAGTTGATTACGGTGTCATCCATCATGGACAATTCTTTCGATGCATTGGCAACCGCATCATTTATGATTGACGAGACTGCATCAATGCCCAGTTCTGACGCCATGTCGTTAAAGTCGGAGCCGCCTGTGCGAGTTGGGATGGCCAACGCGCCGCCAACCGCTGTGGCGGCGTCCCGCCCTGCTTTCATCCCGGCATTGCCTTTGTCAGCAGCCTCCTTCGCATGATCGTCGTCAGCACATATGCAGATGCTGGCGTCTGGGTACCGCTCCCGTATCGCGCGGGCGACCCTGGGAAGGTTTCCACTATTGAAGGCGCATACTGACGGATGCCCAGTCCCTTCGTGGCATGTCGCCATCGTGGCAAATCCTTCGCCAATTAGAATGACGCCACTTGGGTCTATGGAGCCGATGATGAACATGCCGCCAGCCGTGCGGCCGTCCTTGAGGAAGAGTTTCGAGCTATCGCTCTTCTCGTCATCTTGGATGCGTTGCAGGGACATCCATCGGCCGTCAATGTCCATGACGGGAATAAGCAGCGTCACGCCGTCTGTGTCGATTCTGACGCCGTGTGGGCCTATTCCCTTGTTTTCCAGGTATCTGTGGTCAGTGGCTGGTGGCGCCGCAGCGAAGCGCCTCTCGGCGTCCTGGGAGACTGCTGCTTGCTTAGCCGCGCGCCTCTCGTCAGCTTCTTTTCGTTCACGCTCAGCATTCAGCTTGGCGTCGAGCTTTTCGGCCTCTGTGCGGGTGTCTGGGGCGTCTGAGAACCATAGCTGGGCGTCCTCGCCGGTTTCCCAGTTTTGGATCATCCCGCAGCGGCTCTCTGGCCTGAACCAGTATGCTCCGTTGCTGCTGCTGGGGTGATCTGCGGTCCCGCACCTGTGAATTTCGCCGTCCGTATCGAGCTTACCAATGCGAAGCCCAGCCGCCGTCGCAGCCGTGAGGAAGCCAAGATCTATTCCGTGTGCGTCGCCGTTGACTTTGGCGCGCGTTTTTTCTACGATGGCCATAGATGACAGGCCCCTCCAGGCCGGTTGTTGTGTGCGCAGCCCTCCTAAGGCCGCTAATCGTTGAGAAGGCCCCTCCCAAAGGCCCTCAAAATCGAATTTCTTGCGTGCAAGTCTTCTGAAAAAGCAAAAACTTAAAAGCTCGGCGCCCGCGAACCACCACTTCGCGCCGAGCTTTTAGGCTGCCTGCTTCCTGATTTCCAAATCCTCAAGAAAATCATTTGGCGTGACCTCGCCGTTCGTTGCCTCTCGGATGCGGCCCATCATCTTGAGGGATGGGCGACGCGCGCCCGTGCAGAACTGGGATAGGGTTGATTGCCCGATGCCGGTTTCCACCGCGAACTGGTCTTGCTTCACCCCATTCCTCTTCATCCAATCACGCAGTTTCATGTCCTTCCTTCCCGTCGTCATGCAGCTCTCTCTGTGAGCAATATTGCAAAATGCAATTGAAAAGTCAACCCTCCGCCCAAAGGCGTAAACGCCAATCCGCACCGAGGGGGCGTTTTAACCCCCCGGTTTGGTTCTTGCGTAGAGCGAACGAGAGTGCTATGAATTACCTGCTACTCAAGCAAGCGCGCATACGCTGTCTCTCGTTCAATCTCAGAACGCTAAGATACGGTTTTTGTGTCGCTACTATACTGTGCGCCCACCAGTCTCTTTCGTAGAGAGGCTGGTGAGCCACATACAGGAAACCCGCAGCTCACAAGCTCGCGGGTTTCTGTGCGTCTGGAGAAGACGATCAAATGGCGATCAAGAAAGAAAGCCGTTGCGCGTCAACGCGTTAGCCGATATCTGAGCGGGAAAGCGGGCGGGCGGTCAAATAGGCAACCCGCAAGGATTGCTTGCAGGTTGCTCTGTTACGCCGTAACGCCCACGCGGCGGACGATGCGGACGATGCGGACGGCGCGACGCAGCACAGCGCCGACGCCAGCAAGCGCTTGCTCGGCTGGTGCAGGCTGCTCCTTCGTCTCGCAGGGGATACCCGAACGCCAAGCCACAATGGCCTCCCACAGCGGCTTTTCCGCGATATTTGTCCGCCCATACCGGCCGACAAGCTTGGCGACGCGGCTCCAGTCCGGGCCGGGCCGGTCGAACGGACGCCGGTTACATCGCGGGTTGCGCTCGACGGCCGCATAAGGCACGCCGCGAACGAATGCGAGGGCGACCAAGGCGGCGCGCTGCTCACGGGCGACAACTTCGCGGCGGTGATGCTGAAGGTTGCGCAACAGTAGGCAAAATCCTGCCAAATTCTAACTGAAGTTACCGAATGCGCTTTCCGGTTGACAGTGCCGCTTATCGAGTGCATAAATGCACCTCATGAGCACAACCAAACGACAGTCTGTAGTTCTCACCGAACCACAGCTCAAGTTTCTGAAGGCTGAGGCTAAGAAGCTTGGAATAAGCATGTCGGATTTGATCCGGCGCATCATTGATCAATACCGGGAAGGCAAATAAAGCATGCTCCTCGTCCACAAAATAGCGCTGAACCCTAACAACAGACAGGCTGGCCTTATGGCCAAGTCTGCCGGTGTTGCACGGTTTGCCTATAACTGGGCGTTAGGAGAATGGAACCGGCAGTACGAAGCTGGCGGCAAGCCATCTGAAGTATCTTTGCGCAAGCAGTTCAACGCACTGAAGAAGTCAAATTTCCCATGGTGCTATGAGGTGACAAAGAACGCCCCACAGCAAGCCATCAAGAACTTGGGGAAGGCGTTCGAGCGCTTCTTCAAGAAGCAAGGCAAATACCCACGGTTTAAGCGCAAAGGCGTCCACGACAGCTTCCGCGCTGACGATGGAACTGGGAAAACGAAACCGCAGGCTGTCCAGATCGAAGGCAAGCGCGTCAAACTCCCGGTCATCGGCTGGGTGAGGATGCGTGAAGAACTCCGGTTCAGCGGCCAAGTCCGCTCCGCAGTCGTGTCAAAGACTGCCGGACGCTGGTTCGTTGCATTGAGCGTAGATACTGAAGACCAACCCGAGACGTGCGAAAACCAAGGCGTCATCGGTGTCGATCTTGGAATAAAGACTATGGCGGTTTGCTCAAACGGAATGAAGTTTGAAGCCCCGAATGCTCTGCGCAAGCGTCTGAAGAAGCTTGCAAAGCTTCAGAGGATTGTTGCACGGCGCAAGAAGGGATCGAAGAACCGGCGCAAAGCTGTGGCGAAAGTGGCGAGACTGCACGCGAAGATCGCGAATATTCGCTCCGACGCGCTGCACAAGGCCACCACGGCAATCTGCAAGAGCGGAAGTCTTATCGTCCTTGAAGACCTCAATGTCAAAGGAATGATGAAGAACGGCAAGCTTTCGCGCGCCATATCCGACGTTGGGCTGTACGAATTCCGCCGCCAGTCCGAGTACAAGACAGCTTTATTCGGCTCGGACATCATGTTTGCGCCAAGGTTTGAGCCGACAAGCAAGCGCTGTTCACGTTGCAAAGTCGTCCGCAAGACTTTGCTTTTGAGCGAGCGCGAGTGGACATGCGACAACTGCGGCGCACATCACGACCGCGACGAGAACGCCGCACAGAATTTAGAAGACTATGGTACCGCCAGATCGGCGGGAACTTACGCCTGTGGAGAATTCAGCGCTGACGGCTTGCTTGCGCAAGTCGTGAAACTGAACTCAGTGAAGCAGGAAATATTCACAGGAGCTACGCAATGTTAGCAAATGGTAAGAAATATGGATCGGCGCCACCAGTCCAGTGACGAACGCGGATGCCGCGCTTCTTCCGCGCGGATGATGCGGGCTTCGGCGGCGAGGGACTTGATTTTAACGCGGAGTTCAGGGAATTTCGTTGACTTCATTGGAATGTCTCCAGATTTCGCAAGTGGGATTGGCGATTTACCTGAAGGTGTTTTGGCGGGCTATGTGCATGTAATCTATAACATTTTTATCTCAGTTGGCGAACCACTCCGGGATCGAACCGGACGCCGCTGGGTTAGAAGCCGGGGCGCGCGCCAGCAAGTGGCTCGTGGCGAAGATATACTGCGGAGCTGGGCGGAGATCAAGGGGCGGGCGTCAAAACGCTTGACTCTCAGCGCTCCCTGGTCCAATGTGTCCCTGCACACAATCTGTTGAGATGGCCGGGGCGAATGAAATCGCCATCCGGCCTTTTCTTTGCGTGCTTAGCTCATCGGCGACGAAGCGCCAGCCAGATCGCGGATGACCTGCGCCGCGCTCGCGACGCCCATCGGTTTCCGGCTCTGCGCGATCGTGAATACTCCCCAACTAAGCGCAGAGCGCTGTAGTTGGGGCTTCTCGGTTCGCGGAGCATTGCGCACCACTCTTGCGAGTTTTGCGGCTTACAGGCTCTCCCCGAGCGTTGGGATTACTCCCGGTTCCGACCATCCCGGCCGTACCTTCCTTACGGATATTGGCGCGCTTGCGTTCTTTTGGCGACCATTGACCAGACAGGATAATATCCACGCCCCTGTTCGCAACATTGCGCGAGGCGTTTCTGTCGGCATTCTCAATGGCTCCGCAGTCTTGGCAAACAAACAGGCTTTGGCTGACCCGGTTGTTAGGATGTGTGCAGCCACAAAAGCTGCAATCCTGCGAGGAACGATAGGGCGTTACGGATATGCTAAGCTTGTGAAGTCTCCGCGCTTTGTACGCGGTGTAGGTTTTAGTCTGGCTCCAGGCGGACGCGAGGATGGAACGATTGAGGCCAGCTTTCTGGCGGACGTTGCGGCCGGGAGCGTCGGCGGTCCCTTTTGCCGACGCCGTCATGTTCTTGACCTTGAGGTCTTCGAAGACGATCAGCGCAACGCGCGGGTCGTTGGCGAGGGCGTGGCTGGCCTTGTGGGCGAAGTCCCGG